AACGAGACTGGACACGTACGGGTGCGGATGTCAGCACGACTGCTCATACTGCTATGCAAAGGGCTTGCTTAGTTTCCGCAAGCTGTGGAACGCCGAGGAGCCGAGCATCGCGGACATCAACAAGATAGAGCGGAAGCTCAAACGAATCCCGGCCGGTACCATCCTGAGACTTGGTGGAATGACCGATTGTTTCCAACCGCTGGAGAAGACCGAGAAAGTCACTTACAGGACCATCGAGCTTCTCAATAAGTTCGGCATCGGCTATCTGATTGTCACGAAATCCGCGATGGTTGCGGACCCCGAGTATCTGGAGTTATACGACCCGAAACTGGCTCATATTCAAGTGACGGTCACAACCCTTGATGACAAGCTATGTGCAACGTATGAGAAGGCAAGCCCTCCGAGTGAACGCATTAGAGCTATCAAGCAATTAAAGGACAGAGGCATCGACGTCGCTATCCGTTTATCGCCGCTTATCGAAGAGTACATGGACTTTGACTTGCTCAATAGTTATGGAATAGAGAAGGGCGTGGTCGAGTTCTTGCGGGTGAACAGTTGGATTGAGAAATGGTTCGAGCTGGACTATTCGCGCTACACCGAGAAGCAAGGCTCGTACAGGTTCCTTCCGCTGGAGGAGAAGCAACGCGTTCTTGATAAGGTGCAAATCCCGGAAATCACAGTATGCGAGGACTTCAAACCGCATTATGACTACTGGAAAGAGCACTTCAACCCGAACAAAGAAGACTGTTGCAACCTGAGAACATGAGCGCGCAATTAGTTCAATACCCTGAGAGGCTGGGGCAGATAGTCAGCTTTGACGGCTTGCAGTACGGCAGTATCACACCGACCGACATCGACGGCCTCATAGAGTACAAAAACAAGGCGTACGCGTTCATAGAGCTGAAGTACAAGGACGCAGAGATGCCATACGGCCAGCAACTTGCACTGGAGCGGATGGTTGATGATTTTACCAGAGTGGGAAAGGTTGCAACCGTCTTTCTGTGCGAGCATTACGTTACAGACACGAACGAAGAAATCATAGCGTCTGAGTCTATTGTTCGAAGTTGTTACTACAGGGGCAACTGGGTGGATGATGGAGAGCGGACGTTGAAAGAACGCCTTGATAGTTTTATCGCATATGCCGAGAGGATTTAAGAAGGGAGGGCCCGGATGTCAAAAGGCAAGTACCACGAGTGGTTAACCGACGATGGGCTCAATCTGATTAGAGGATGGGCGCGCAAGGGCTTGACTCATGAGCAGATTGCGAAAAACATGGGGATTACCGCGAAAACGCTGTATGAGTGGAAGAACAAGTACAGTGAGTTCAGTAACGCCCTCAAAAAAAGTAAGGACATGTACGACAACGAGGTCGAGGATGCCCTGAACGACTTGGCAACCGGCAAGGCCACGACGTCGAGGCGTACGGTCAAGCGAGTAAGAGACCCGGTCAGCGGAGAGATGGTCACGGTCGAAGAGACTGTCACGACCGAGCGAATCCCGCCGAATGTAGCCGCGCTCATCTTCTGGCTGAAGAACCGGCGCCCGGATGACTGGAGAGAGAACCCGGAAAGTCAGAGGCAGAAGGAAGAGGCCGAAAGCGCTGGCAACGTCGTCAACATCATTTGCGACTTCCCGCGGCCTGAGATGCAAAGAGTCAATCAAGACGAGGAAATCGAAAAGGCGCGCGCGGAATTGGAAGAGGTCGAAGGTAAATGAGCGAAACCAACATCCTTTTATCAGACGTAATCGCTCCGCCTTTTTACGACACGTATTACAGCATCCACAACAACGAGTTTACATATTACGACCTTTACGGCGGCCGAGGAAGTACCAAGTCGTCTTTTATCTCAGTGATGATTGTCGAGGGTATCGTACAGGACCCGCTTGCGAACGCGGTAGTTTTCCGCAAGCGCGGAAACACAATCGGCACGTCCGTATATGAACAGGTCCAGTGGGCAATTGACGCGCTGGGCCTTACAGATGAATTTAAAGCCACAATCAGCCCGCACAAGTTCGTTTACAAGAGGACCGGCCAACAGATTCTGTTTAAAGGCCTTGACGAAGCGAAGAAAATCAAGTCTATCAAGCTGGCCCGCGGGTACCTGAAATTTCTGTGGTTCGAAGAGCTTGACGAGTTCCACGGAGAGGAAGAAATCCGAAGTGTACAGCAGTCCGTCCTCCGAGGTGGTCCGAAATACTTTGTGTTCAAGAGTTTCAACCCGCCAATTTCACGCGCCAACTGGGCGAACGAATACGTTCTGAAACCAAAGGCCGACAGTTACAGGCATTCGAGCTGTTACCTTGACGTTCCGGAGGAGTGGCTAGGCGAGCAGTTTATCAACGACGCCGAGGACCTGAAGAGGACCAACCTGAGAGCATATCAGCATGAGTACCTTGGCATTCCAGTGGGTACCGGAGGCGAGGTGTTCACAAACCTTGAAACGCGGGAGCTCACGGATGAAGAGGTCAAGAGCTTTGACCGCATATACATGGGCATAGACTGGGGCTGGTATCCGGACCCGTTCCAGTGGGTAAAGGTGCACTATGACGCGGCCCGTCGCATCCTTTACATCTTTGACGAGTACAGGGCGTACAAGACCAGCAACGCGGACACATGGGCGTACCTGAGAGACGTCAAGCACGTTGCGAGCGACGACCTAATCACGGCCGACTCAGCCGAGCCCAAGAGTGTAGGCGACTACCGCGCCTATGGGTCTTTGTGTCGTCCGGCCATCAAAGGACCTGACTCAGTCAAGTACGGCATCAAGTGGCTTCAGTCATTGACGAAAATCGTCATCGACCCGGCGAGGTGTCCAAATTGCGTGAAAGAGTTTTCAGAGTATGAGTACGAGCGCAACCGGGACAACGAAGTTGTGACCGGGTATCCGGACGCAAACAACCATACCATCGACGCGGTCCGGTACGCGATGGAAAAGGTTTACAAGCGTAAAGGACAATAATCAGAGGTGAACGAATGAACCTGTTTACCAGCTTTACAACAAGAATTAGAGAGGTGTTCCGCAGAATGGTTCCATACAAGAGCATCGAACAAGCGGAGAAAGTGGAAACCCCTATTTCCACAGAGATGACAAACGAGCTGGACACGTATTACAAGATGTACACGGACAAGGCGGAGTGGCTGTCTGACGACCACGTCCACAGCCTGAACCTTGCATCTCAAATCAGCGCCGAGTTCGCGCGTCAAATGCTCATTGAGATGAAGTGGAGCATCACGGGTAAGTCCGAAAACGACGACAACGAAAAGCCGACCAACCCGCGGTCCGAGTACCTCACAGAGGAGTTCGAAAAGCTCATCCGCGTACTGCCTCAAAAGTTAGAGCAAGGGTGCGCGGCCGGAGGTATGCTCATCAAGCCGTACGTCAACCAAGAGAACGAGCACATTTACTTTGACGCGACTATGGACTGGAGCATCTATCCCATCGCGTTTGACGACGACGGCAATCTGTCCGACGTTATCATCCCGGACATCCTCATGGAGGGCAAAACGATTTACACGCGCCTTGAGAGGCATCAAATCCAAAAGGATGGCGTGCATATCACACAGCGCGCGTTTAAGAGCACTGACCGAAACACCATCGGCTCAGAAATCAACCTGAAGGACGTTGACCGCTGGAGTTCCTTAAAGCCGGAGCTCACAGTGGCTCACACAGAGGGCAACCTGTTCGGATGGTTCAAAGTGGCGACCGCGAACAACGTCGACCCCGACTGCCCGCTAGGCGCTTCCGTATTCTCGAAGGCCATCAAAACCATTGAGCAGTGCGACAAGCAGTACAGCCGCCTTTTATGGGAATACGAGGGCTCAGAGCTGGCCATCGACGTCGACCCGACCGCATTACGACCGAACGCCCGGAACGGCAACATGGAACTGCCCAAGCTCAACGAGCGCCTGTTCCGTGCTATCGACATCGACAAGGGCGACCGCGACCTTTACGAGGTCTATGCCCCGAACATCAGAGACGCCAACCTCATCGGCGGCCTCAATCAGCTCCTCATGCGCGTCGAGGACCAATGCGGAATCAGCCGCGGCACTTTCTCGGACGCGAATGTAGAGAGCCGTACTGCCACAGAGCTCCGGATTGTTCGTCAACGGACCTATTCCAGTATTTCCAGAAATCAGGAAGCGCTGGAACAGTGCCTCAGAGACGTTGTCCGGGTCATGGACAAATACGCCTCCATTTACAACCTTGCTCCAGAGGGAGAAATCGAAATTTCCTTTGAGTGGGACGACAGCATTCTCACGGACGCGAACGAGGAGCTCCAGAAACGGATGACTCTTTTGAGCGCGGGAATCTATTCGAAGGTTGAGATGAGAGAGTGGTACTTTGGAGAGACGCACGCACAGGCGGAGGCCGCGATTCAGGCCATCAAAGAAGAGAATCAACCCGACGCGGATGAGCTCCTACCACAGCTTAAAGACGCGTTTAGCTCCAACCCTAAGAAGGGTATGGGCGACGCAGAAAAAGGCGGAGACGAGGGCCAGAGAGAACAACCCGGCGCAAAGGGCAAAGACGACGAGGAAGAGGAAGAGAACGTGAACTAAGATGACCGAAGGAAGGCTTGAACAGTACACGAACGAATTGGTCCGGATGTATCAGGAAGTCAACACCCGGTACATCCAGAAAGTTGCGGAAAACATCGTCGCCATCGGAGGCTTAAGCCCGACCTCAATCAACCGAATTGCGATTATGTCCAAAGTCAACGAGGACGTTTCTGACATCAACAAGATGCTCGCAAAGGCGCTTGGTGTCGGTGTGAAACTTCTTTACAGAATGTACGACGAGGCCATCGCGGACACGTACACGGACGAGAACTTCAAAAGGGCACTGTCCGAAAAACCGTTTTCCAAAGACCAAAAGAGGCGGCTCGAATGGTTTGCTTTAGGCGTCGCCATGCAGACCGCCGGAGAGATGCGAAACTTGTCGAACACTACCATTGTTTCAGAGGCTTACAGACATGCAATAGACTTGGCCATCCTTGCGGTCACGTCTGGTATCGGAGACTACCAATCCGAAACGAGACAGATTCTGAAAGACGTCGGAGAAGCCGGGGTACAGGTCCAATATCCGTCCGGATACCGGAGAAGGCTCGACACAGCGGTCAGGCAAAACGTCACGAACGGCGCCAAACAAATCGCTCAGAACGGTTCCATCATGATGGGTGACATGCTCGGGTACGACGCATACGAAATCAGCGCGCACGCGCGTTCGGCGCCGGACCATGAACCGATTCAGGGGCACGTCTTCCTCAAAGCAGAGTTTGACAAGATGCAGAACGAGGAGCCATTCCAAGACATCGACGGACGGCACTATGCACCAATCCGGAGAGCCATTGGAGAATGGAACTGTATGCACACGGTTCTCAGCTTTTCCACAGAGTACAGCACGAGAAAGTGGACACAGTGGGAACTGGACCGGCTGGCCGAAGCGAACGCGGAGGGTACAACGTACAAAGGCAAGCACTATTCGCTGTATCAGGCCGGTCAGATGATGCGTCAACTGGAAACACAGGTCAGGAGACAAAAGGACGTCGCGGTCGCGGCTACACAGGCCGGGGACGACGTGCTCAGACGCATGGCTCAGAACCGCATTGACCATCTCATGGCAGAGTATTACGAAATAGCAAAAGCATCCGGAATCAAGCCGAGACCTGAAAGAACAACGGTGCCCGGATTTAAGAGGGTGAAACTTTGACAGACGTCAAAATCATCGAAAGACGACCAAAAAGTGCAGTCGAAGACTGGGTTTTTATCCAATACAAGGGGAAGATTTACAGGCGCTATTACGACGCACGGTACTTCCCGGACCAAATCATCAACGAATTTATGAAAGAGCAGAAGGGGCGAGACAATGGAAATCGTTAGAGGCGATACAAAAGAGCTTTGCTTTCAGCGCAAGGCCAAAGGAGGCGAGCCCATTCTGGAACAGGCCGATTCGGTCTATTTCACGGTAAAAAGACCGAGCTTGCCTGACGAGTTTGAGTTTCAGAAGACGCTGGCCGATATGACGTTCGACACGGAAGGATATTATCACTTCCGTATCGAACCGGAAGACACCGACAACCTGAAATTCATGGAATACAAGTACGACCTTGAGGTTATCGCTGGAGGCCGCAAGAAGACCATTGCGCGCGGTACCTTAGAGGTCCTTGAAGAGTGCACATTTGTGACCAACGAGGTCTGATATGGAAGAAATTATCGACATCATCGAAGAAGAGAAAGAACTGGAAATCACAGTAGAGGATGAAGGGGAAGAGCTAGAGGTCCAAATCGAAGACGAAGAGACCGAGCTTGAAATCGACGTCGAAGATGAAACGCAAGTGTTCAATCTGGACTATAACCATCTCGTCAACAAGCCGAGGGTCAACGACGTGGAGCTTGTCGGGGATAAGTCGTTCGAGGAACTTGGCGTTAATCCGATGACCAACATCGAAATCAAAGAAATTTTCAACAGAGTATTCGGAGGGAATTGAGAATGCCAAACCAATACAACAGACTTGACGACAACGGGCTCTTATATGCGCTCACGTTGCTTGAACCGCTTCTGGGCGACGAGAACGTCATCGAGGTCATCCAAAAGAACGGCGTGGCCCTGACCGTCAACAACAAGACCGTCAACATCGAGGTGCCCACGGACGCCGACATCCAGACGCTCATCGAAGCGTACGGGTATCAGACCGCCACAGATGTAGACGACGCCATCACCGAAGCGCTGGCCGACATCACGGGCATCGACTTTCAGGTTGTACAGGCTCTTCCACAGACGGGTGAAAAGGGCGTCATCTATCTTGTTTCCAATAGCGGAGCCGGACAGAACGCATACGACGAGTACATCTGGGTGGACGGCACGCCGACTGGCAGTTACGAGAAAATTGGAACGACTGCCGTCGACCTTAGCGGATACGTACAGGCAAGCGAAATGCACGCGCTCACGAACACTGAAATCGACAACATTTTTGCACAGGTTTTTGGAAGTTGAGGAGGGATAGCTAATGGCTATCAACTATGAGACTTTCAAAGACGGCGGGCTCAAATACGCGCTCATCAAGCTGAGGAACCTGATTGACGGTTTTCTGGCTCTGAAGTACGACAAGACCGGCGGGGAAATCACAGGTGACGTCAAAATCGACGGCAACCTGACCCTTGACATCCCGGACGAAGACTATGACTCCGGCATCCGGTTCACAAAGGCGCTGGACGACAACCTCGGCACGGTCCTCACGCTCACAGGATACGCGAACGGGGACAGCCCGACCAACTACCGGCCGATAATCCGCAACATCGGAACGCCGAACGCAAACTATGACGCGGCAACCAAGAAATACGTGGACGACCAAGTGGTACAGCCGACGCTGTACCTTGTCTTCCTGAACCCTGACGGAACGGTTGACCAGTACGCGTCTACATTGCAGTACAACAAAGTGGTTGCGAATTTTTCCGACCCGAAAGAGGCGGATTACCTCGACATCTTCTGGGGTGACTCGCGCTTTCAGGCCAAAGCGGTTGAAATGACGGACGTCAACACCGGCGACATCAAGTTCATAGGCGAGTATGAGTACAACGGAATACAACGGTACATGGTTTTCACTTTGTCCTCCGGAAACGTCCTGACGACGGCGAACATCATCACCTTTGAGTCCGTTTCGAACAAGGTCCAAAGTGTGACCGGAAATCCAACGAGCACAACGGCATACCCGTCCACGAAGGCGGTTTTCGACGAGTACCAGCGGAAACCGGTCATTGTATGGCAAAGCGACACCGGACTGAACGCAATTCAGTCGAATATGTCAGCCAGCCCATCTTGGCAATTGACCGGACTCGACTTTTCTCCGTACAGACGCATCAAGATTTACGCAAAAGCCGGAAAAGGTTCCACCAACGCAAGTACCACACCGGCGATTATTTGCGAAATCCTTTTGGACTCGCGAATGGCATCGACCGCATGGGGAAATCACTATATCGGGTCCGCTCTCGTTCAGAAACCGAACGACAACAACCGGTACGCGTCCCTTACGTGCGCGGTATCGGCAGACAAAACCTCGTTCGTGGTTCTCTGGCAGTCAAGTTTGTACGGTACCGCCGCGACCACCAACGCGGACATCGGAGCAAGTGTAATCCTCATCGAAGGGTTCTATGACTGAGGTCAACTGGCGGTGGACCCTACAGTGGTCAACTGGCGATTGACCTTTTATCAATTTTGACATTGAAACGGAGAATCGGCATTTTCATTATCAAAAATTGCCGATTTTGATAATGAAAGCGAAAAATCGGATTTTCAATCAAAGAAACAGTGCAAATCTTTGATTGAAAATGAGTCACATCAAAAACTTTGACTCATCGTTGAAAACCGGTAAAAACTAACCGACCTTGCGACGAGTTCAAATTTTCTGACCAAAAACCTTTGACTCGCTCAACATTCACACGGAAACACGCGTCCCTGACGGGGCGCTTTTTTCATGCCCTAAGCAAGGCGTAAAAAGGCTGAAAATACCAAAATTTTGACAGGTGAAACAGTCGTAAAAACACGTATGAAAGGACGGTACATTATGAGACGGAATTTCCTTGAAGGTCTCGGACTGGAAAAAGAAACCATCGACGCGATTATGGAGAAGTACGGCGAAGACATCGAAAACGCCAAGAAGAACGCAAGCGCTCCTCTTCAGGCGACCATCGACGACTTATCCGGCCAAATCGCATCGCGAGACACGGACCTCGAAGCGGTCCGGCAACAGCTCGCAAGCGCTCAGGAAGACGCAAGCAAGTATGCGGAAGCGCAGAACGCAATCGCGGCCTTACAGGGACAGTACGCGCACGACAAAGAGGAATGGGAAGCCCAGCGACTTGCACAGGCTCAAGAATTTGCCATCAAGACAGCCGCCGGGAAGCTCGATTTCACATCTGGCGCGGCCCAGCGCGATTTCATTCGCGGCGCGATGGATGCTGACCTGAAACTGGACGGCGAAACACTCATCGGATTTACGGACTACCTTGAAAAATACAAGGAAGCTGACCCGACCGCGTTCAAAGAAGAAGTCAAACCGACCGGGGAAGACAAACCGAAACCGACCATCGTTGAACCGACCGGAAACGCTCCGAAACCGAACGAAACCTTTGGGTTCCATTTCAACGGAGTCAGACCTAGCTCTGAAGACTAATAGGTCGTAAAAACCCTGAAAAAATACAAAAAGGAGAGACAAAACATGGGTGCAATCAACTATGCTGAAACCTATGCACGTGAGCTCGCTCAGGCTTATCCCTATGTCCTGAACTTTGGCGCGCTCTATTCCACCGAAAACAACGGCCGTTACAGAATGGGCGACGATGGCAAGACCATCTACATTCCGCGCATCAAGACCACCGGCCGTGTCGATTCCGACCGTGACACCATCGCAATGGCCACCCGGAACTACGACAACTCTTGGGAGCCGAAAACTCTGAGCCATCAGAGAAAATGGTCCACCCTTGTCCACCCGAAGGACATCGACCAGACCAATCAGGCGGCCTCCATTGCCAACATCACCAGAGTTTACAACGAGGAGCAGAAGTTCCCGGAAATGGACGCTTATCTCATTTCCACTCTTTACAAACTCTGGACCACTAAGGACGCTCTTGACGAAGAGGACAAAGCGATGACCGCTGACGACACCGCTCTGACCGTCGACAACGTCCTCGAAGTCTTCGACGACCTCATGCTCAAAATGGACGAGGAGAGAGTCCCGGCAAACGGCCGTATCCTTTACGTCACTTCTCAGGTCAAGAAGCTCCTGAAAGAAGCCGACGCCATCCAGCGTAACTGGGACGTCAAGACCGCTGGCGAAAACGTCAACCGTACCGTCTCCAGACTGGACGAGGTTCAGGTCATCGCGGTTCCCTCCACTCTCATGAAAACCGCGTACGACTTTGATACCGGCTGGGAAGTCGGCGACGACGCTCAGCAAATTAACATGTTCCTTGTCCACCCGGGCGCTGTCATCACCCCGGTTTCCTATGAGTTCGCACAGCTCGACCAGCCGTCCGCTGTCACCGAGGGCAAGTACATCTACTTCGAAGAGTCCTACGAGGACGTCTTCATCCTCAACAAGAAGAAGGGCGCTATTCAGTTCAACGTCTCGGGAAACTGATTTCCGATGGCGGGGATGAGCAGAGCGGCCAGTCCAACGACGCCGCTCTCTCCGCTCTGACCATCGGCTCTCTTACCCTGACCCCGGCATTTAGTCCGGACGTCACTGAATACACCGCAACCACCAGCAACGCGACGAACAAAATCACCGCAACCGCGGATGATGTCGTTCTCATCAAAGTGAACGGTACCGCCATCGACAATGGCACCGCCGCCACTTGGGAGGCGGGCGAAAACACCGTCACCATCACCGTTGCAAACGGAAAGACCTATACCGTCGTCGTAACGAAAACCTAAGCGGGAGGCATGACGAATGTACTATCTGACATACGCGGAATATCTCGCTTGGCGGAAAAAGCAACCCGACATCCGCGATAACGACCCTGTCGAGGGGCTGAATATCGACGCTGGAGGGTTCGACCCGTGGACCGAAGATGTGACCTACACTGGTGGCACGGAGTCGCAAGGCGGTTATCTTTCTGAGGAAGATTATGCCGTCATCGAAATGAAGGCAAGGAAGACCATCGACTACTGGACAGATATGCGCGTCGCAAAGATGGAGAAGGTTCCTGAAGAGGTCAAACTCTGCATGAAGGCTCTCATCAAGCTGGAGGAAAACTTTGGCATTGAGGCTATGATGGACAATCCGCTTGTCGCGTCGTTCAACACCGATGGATATTCCGAAAGCTATGGCTCCGCGTCTGACCAGATGGCCGCCGCCAACAAGCGCGCGGGACAAGTTATTCGTCAATGGCTCTACGGCGTTACCGACGACGAAGGGGTGCCTCTTCTTTACCGGGGGGTGTATCCGTACAAATGAGACTTGCACAAGAAGTAATCACCGTTTTCAACCAGTCCTTGGATGAGGATACCGGATACGACATCTGGACTCCCACTTGGATTCGCGGCGCGTCGTGGTACAGCAACGTCACATCTGCCGTCACAAACGACGGCCTGATTGCCGCTGACCAGTACACAATACGCATACCAACCGGAGTTACAACACAAAATGACCGGCCGTACGCGAAGCAAGGCGAGTACATTCCCGGACAAAACTGGACCCTGAAACACGGCGACATCATCATCAAAGGCAAGGAAACATCCACGGATTTGAACCCCAAGCAATTGCGCGAAAAGTACGGCGAAATCGTGACCATCGTTTCTGTCACGGACAATCGCCGTGCTCCACGCGCGAAACACTGGAGGGTGGTCGGAAAATAATGGCTATCAAATTCAGTGCGAAGCGTACGTTTATCGACCTCGAGGCCGCGGACCTCCTCTCAAAGTTCAACCTTGAAAAGGGAGGCGCTGTTCAACAGGTCATCAACAAGTGCGTCATGGATTACTGTCAGGCCTACACTCCGTGGGATACCGGAACAATGTCTCAGAGCGTGTATACGATGAGCGATTTGTCCGGCACGGAAGTCACTTGGCAAGGTCCGTACGCGCACTATCTCTACTACGGAGAAGTTTACGGTCCGAACTTCCCGATATTCGAAGACAATACCGGAGTTCCGACCGCATACTTTTCTCCGCCGAAAAAATACCCGACCGGCCGTGAGTTACAGTACGCAACTGACATCAATCCGCTGGCCGGGTCCTATTGGTTTGAACGCATGAAAGCCGACCGGCTTGACGACATCGTAAAGGAGGCCGAAGCAGTTGCCAAAGGAAAATAATGCTGAAAACCTCCGACTGTGGTTCCGCAAGTGCCCGGTCCTGTCAAAGAAGAATCGTTTCGGCGTGGACTATCTTTCAGAAAATCCTACTCAATATTCCATCTTTGCGGTACCGTCAACGCTTTCATATCACGAGAACATCTTAGGGGAGAGAACACTCGACCCGATTCAGTCCGAGAATTTCATCTTTGCATCCAAAGAGCACTACTCCGAGGACATCAAGCAAAACATCGAAAACCTTGGATTCTACCAAGATGTGCTTATGTGGGTCATCAAGCAAAACGAGGACGGGAATTTCCCGAAATGGGACGGAGGGACCATCCGGTCCATCGTTCCGACCATTACAGGCGCTCCCGTATCTATGGGAAGCTCAGTTGCAAAATACCAAATCCAAATCAAAATCACATATAGGAGGAATTGACATGGGCAAAATTGAACGCAAGTACCTTGCTCATTACATCGACGCCAATTTCAACTCTGGCACCCCGGAGTATGTCCGTCTTGGCAAAGACCTTGAGGAATACAACGAAGAGCTGAATCCCGACGTCGAAATCAAAAAGAACATCCTTGGTGAGCAGTCCGTCACTCACAACGGTTACGAAGTCAGCTCTGACGCCGACCCGTACTATGCTGAGTATGACGAGGCCCTGACCGAGAAGCTGTTCGAAATCGCGAACGAGAGACTGACCGGCGACAAGGTCATGACTACATGCGTCGACGTTCTTCTTCAGGAAAACAGCAACGGCGGCCTTGACGTCGTCTGGGCATACCGCGAAGACTGTGCGGTCATCCCGAGCTCTGTCGGCGGCGATACCTCTGGTGTTCAGATTCCGTTTACCGTTTACAACGCGGGCAACCGTGTTGCCGGTTCTTGGAACATGACCACCAAGAAGTTCACCGAAACCGTCACCACTGGCGGTTCCACTTCCGGCACTGGCGGTTCCGGCACTGGCACTGGCAACTAATCAGTAGACGCCAGCCAAATCCCGGTCGGACCGGGAACAACCCTATGCAAATAGGACCTATGGAATTTTAAATTTGAAATTTCAACAAAACCCTAGATTATCGTTCAAAAGGAGGCGTCGTACCCGCGGCGCCTCCCTTTTCTTGTTTATGGAGGTTTATATGAATGCTAATGTAACACCCGCAAAAGATGAGCTTTTCGAACTGGTAGTTGATGACGGTTATAAAGCCTATCCAATCAAAAACCTTGTGGGTATGCAAATCGGTACGCTCTATTTCAACCCGACTGACTTCAACATCGTAGGCCGGTTCAACGAACACATCGGCGAACTCCAAGCGGTCCTTGAAGGACTTGACGGAGCGTCCATCAACCCGGACGGTTCCGGCGGAGACGAAGATGCACAGGCCATCCTTGAGGGCGCTACCGCAAAACTCGAGCCCATTTTCAATGAAATTCTCGGCGGGAACTTCTTTGATGCTTTCTTTGCAAAGACATCTCCGTTTGCCATCACTCAGGGCAACTTCTACGTGGAAAACGCGGTCGAGGTCCTTGCGAATCTCATCACGAACACATTCGGCGAAGAGACCAAGAAAATCGACAAGCGCGTCAAGAAGTACACGGAGCAGTACGAGAAGGTCAAAGCGAAACAAGGGAAGACCGGTAAATGATTGGCCAGTTACCCCGCGCCATAACCGTGGGCGGGGAAGAGTATGCAATCCGGTCAGATTACCGAGACATACTCAACATTATATCGGCCATCAACGACCCGAACCTCGAGAATGCAGAGAAAGTGTTCGTATGCCTCTATATCTTCTATGAAGACTTTGAGAACATGCCAGAGCGTGATTACGAGGAAGCCTACACTAAGGCGAACGACTTTATCAGCGCTGATTCAAAACAGAGCGCTGGCAAGCACCCGCGGGTCATGGACTGGGAACAAGACGAACAAATCATTTTCCCGGCTATCAACAAAGTGGCCGGGTTCGAGGTCCGCGAAAAAGAGTACATCCATTGGTGGACGTTCCTCGGGTATTTCATGGAAATATCCGACGGCGTCTTTTCAAATGTGATGAGCTTGCGGGCAAAGAAAGCAAAAGGAAAGAAACTCGAGAAGTGGGAGCAAGAGTATTGGAGAGAAAACAAAGACCTTTGCAAACTTCAAGAGAGACTTTCGGATGAAGAAATCGAACACCGGGCAAGGCTGAATGCGTTGCTCGGATGACATAGATGGAGGTGAGAAGAATGGCTGACAAGTACGATGGTTCTATTACCATCAACACAGAACTTGACCAAAACGGCTTTGAAAAAGGGTCGAAAGAGTTGCTGGCCGCAATCAACTCCCTCACACAAGAAATCCAAAAACTCGGAGAAGCCATTGTGAGTGCCTTCTCCGACTTGGAGAAGAGAGCATCCTCTGCGGCCGGGAAAGCATCCGCGTCTGTCGAAGACGTTGCGAACAGCATTTCCGGTCTGGAACAGAAATTCGCTGATTTACTGAAGTCTCAAGAAGAGGCGCTCGGAGGAGACGCTGACGCATTCGACGAAGCGGTCCGAAAGAGTCAAGAACTTTCTGACGAAATCTCCACGCTTAAGCAACAGGCGTCCGCACTCGAAGGCGAAGGCGCTGATATGACTTCGCAAAAGGGCGCGCTGGACAACTATGGGAAAGCGGTTGAGACGGTCTCGAGAACGCTCGGAGACTTCGCCGGGAGACAAGCTGAAGCATCGCTCGGCACGGATGAGATGGGGACCTTACTGAAAGGGCTCGCGCCGGAACTCCTCGATGTAGCCGGTGGGACGGAGGAGGCCGCCATCGCTGAAACGGTGCTGGCAAATCCTGAAATCGCGCTTGCAATTATCGGTATCACGGCGGCTATCAAAAAGTTTGCTGAAAAAATCGAAGAACTCAAAGAAAAATGGAATAAGTTCAAACAAGATTTCAAAAACGGCGCGGAACAATTCGAGAACCTTCCGACTGGCGCTGAGAAGGCGAGAAAGTCGGTCGGCTTTTTCGCTGAAGCCTTAAAACACCCACGCAAGTCGATGGACAGGCTTGCGTATCAAGCGAACGAATTGCTGGTTAAACTTGCAAAGTTCGGAGGCCACGAAATCATCAACGGGGTCAAGAAGCTGGCAACGTCGATGGGCGGTCTCGCGATGAACTTTGGCAAGTCTGTCGCAACGAAGACAACGTCTGGAATCCAGACCGGAGTTACGGCTCTCGCGAACGGATTTAAAGCTATCGCAAAAAGCGGGGTCAAGACTTTGCTTTCCAAAACGACCGGGCTGTTTAAGACGCTCGGTTCCACCGCACTCGGTACCGCAAAGAATCTGTTTTCTACCGCGAAATCGCTTGTCGGGATTGGAAGTATCTCTTCGATTCTCGGAGGGATGGTTGATAGCACGGGTAAAGTGCTCGGGAAGCTGGCAAGTGCAAGCAAGCCGCTGAACAAAGCGCTGTCCGGCCTTATGACCGCGCTCTCCAGATTAAAGAACTCGGTTGTCGCGGCGTTCGCGCCAATTGCGACCTATGCGGCGCCTATGCTCACGAAGCTCGCGAACATCGCCGCGGATGCGGCTACAAAAATCGGCATGGTCTTTGCGGCACTTACCGGCCAAAGCACATTCATGAAAGCGGTCGAGGTCCAAAAGGACTATGCGGATTCGGTCAACAAGTCGACCAAAGAGCAGAAAAAGCAAGAGCAAGAGCTCAAACGACAAGCGGCGGCATTTGACCAGTTCAACATCCTCACCGACAACAGAAAGGACGAGGACGAAAGTCCTGAAGACGTCGGCTCCGGATTCGAGATGGTCCCGATTGAAACCGCGCTGAGCAAACTTGCGGACAGAATCAAAGAGGCGTGGAAAAACGCCGACTTCTACGAGCTCGGAAAAGAAGCTGGAACGGCAATCAAAAACGGGCTCGACGGCATCCCGTGGCAAGAGATTCAGGACAACGCTTACAAACTCGGCAAGAGTCTGGCTACATTCATGAACGGGCTGATTGAGGTCCCCGGTCTTGCGACGGCCGCTGGCAACGCGGTTGCTCAAGCAATCAACACCGTGTTCTATGCACTGGATGGGTTCGGAGCGAATTTCAATTGGTCGTCCGTCGGTCAGTTCATCAGAGAAGGCATTCTCGGTCTTCTCCAAAACATTGACTGGAAACTCATTTATAAGACCGCAAGAGAGTACGGCGCCGGAATCGGACGCGCACTCGAGGCGGCTTTTGACGACCAAGAGCTCTGGAACGAAATCTTCACGGCCGTTGCAAAGGGAATGAACTCGGTCATCTATTTCTTCCAAGAGTTCCTGAAAAACATCGACTTTGGTTCCGTGTTCGGAAGCATCGCGACCGGTCTGAACAACGGCCTGAACGCGGTCGACTGGAAAGCGCTCGGAGACACGCTCATCCGCGCCTTCAATGCCGCATTCAACTCCGCACTGTACTTTGTCATGAACTTTGACTTTGGCGCGTTCGGCCAGCACATCGGCGACACCCTGAACAACGTCCTTGAGAACGTCAACTGGGAGAGAGCGTTTCAATCTATGGGCAAACTTGTCACCGGACTGTTTGTCACACTGCTCAACTTCTTGATTGAGGTCGATTGGGGCGAGTTCGGAAAGACGCTTTCGGAATCCATCAACGCCGGAATCAAAGCAATCGACACCGAGACCATCGGTACCACCATCAAAGAGGCGGTCAACTCAATCATCGACCTGTTCTTCGAGTTCGTGTCTACATTCGACTGGACGCAACTCGGAGAAAAGATTGCCGCGTTCATTTCCTCGGCCATCGAGGGTCTGGATATGCAACGGCTTCTGATTGCCGTGGCCACAGCCATCAACGGATTGTTTGCCGCATTCCTCGCGGCACTTTCTGGTGTCAACTGGGCTGAATTTGCAAGTGAGATTGCACGCGCGCTCAACTGGGCGATTTTCACGCTCGACCCGGCAACTATCAGCGGGGCCATTTCCACATTCATCAACTCGCTGATTGCACTGTTCTTCAACTTCATGCAGAGCTTTAACTGGTCCCTGTTCGGGTTCAGGCTCGGTCAGCTTATCGCACAGACACTCGAAACAATCAACTGGCAAGACTTTGTGTCCGGGTTACTTCTTTTCATCACTGGCCTTTTCCACGCACTGCAAGGAATCCTCGTCACGATTGACTGGAAACAACTCGGCCTCGACATTGCCAACTTCATGATTGAGTTTTTCTCGAATCTTGACTGGCAAGAATACGGAGACACATTTGCATGGCTCCTCAGCGCGTTACTGACAACGATTTCCACAATCATCGAAACGATTGACTGGGGTCAGGCAATGCAGATGATTACAGACGCATTCGACACGTTCTTCCAGAACTTCGATTGGTACACGCTTGTCAAGACAGCCATTGAGCTGTTCAAAATTTGGTGGGATGTCAAGTCCACCATTATGACAGCGCTCAAAGAACAAATCAAACAGGCCGGTCTGGCCGTCATCGCTGGATTTTTCAGCGGCATTGTGGAAAAACTCGCAGACGTTGGAACGTGGATTAAGGACAACGTGTTCACCCCGGTTCTGACCGCGTTTAAGAATGCGTTCGGAATTGCCGGTGAGAAGTCTGACGCGTTCCGGAAACAAGGTAAGCACATCATTTCCGGTGTGTTCGCTGGTATTAAGGAAAAACTGACAAATGTCAAAGAGTGGTTCGGCTCGAATGTCAAAGATAAACTCATCGGCGCGTTCCGGTCCGTTTTCCGCATCAACTCTCCGTCCAAAGAGATGGAGGAACAAGGCAAGTACCTTGCGTCTGGCATCGGCGAAGGCATCAAGAACGGCTGGCATAGCGCGGAAAGCGCTCTCAAGAGCGGCGCTGGCAAACTCGCGTCCATCTTCAAGAACCAAAACTGGGGACAGCTCGGTTCCTATGCGACGTCTCACATCGCAAGCGGAATGAATTTCAACCACATCGTCAACTCCATGCGAAACGGCGCCAACAACGCGGCGGCCGCATTCGCGAACGGTGCAAGCTGGTACAACGCCGGTGCATTCGTCGACTCCGGACTCGCACAGGGCATCTACGGTCACAGTGCAGAAGTCATCAACGCGGCTCAGTACGCCGCTGTCGAAGCGTACAACGCGGCCTGTTATGCACTGGGTATCGCATCGCCGTCCAAGAAGTTCGCGTGGATTGCCAAGATGATGATTGAGGGTATGTCCGGCGGTATCTTCAGTAACACGAAGACCGCAACGGACGCGGTATCCGACCTCGCTGAGGCGGTCGTCGCGGAAGCAGAGAACGAGTCTCCGACCCTCGACATCGACATCGCTGGCACGCTGGACGGGCTGGACGCCATCCTGACGAGCTTTTCCGATAAGTTCGTCAATGGGTTCGCGGAAATGGTTGCAAGCCTCCAGAACGTCGCTCAGGGCTTTATGGTACCCGCTGTCGCAAGCGGAAGCATCATCCCGTACGGCTCTCAGATGAGCATGTCCGCTGGCATGGAAACCTCCAATACGGAGCTCCTGAACCAGCTCAGATACATGCAGTCTCAGGCCGCGACCAAGGACGAACTCCGCAACTACATCAACAACGCCGCGCAGAGCTGGCCGATTGTCCTCTACCTCGGAGACGAGCAAGTGGCGCGGGCGGCCAACCGTGGCAACGAGCGCATTGAGCGCAGATATAACAGATAAGGAGGGGTCAAATGCCGAGACCTTGTCAAATCAACGGAGTCCCGATTAAGACCCCGTCTAAAATGAAGCCGTCCATTGAGGACCTGTCGTCCGAAGCGACCGGGCGAGACCTTACCGGATGGGCTCACAAAGATATAGTCATGGAAGCTGACTACTGGGACCTTGAGTGGGAGACCATCAACTGGGTGGACCTCTCACTCATTCTCAACCTCGTGAAGGAAAAACCTTCTTTCACGTTCCGCTTCCCAAATCCATACACGCCTTATCAGTGGATTACCGGCGAGTATTACGTCGGCAAACGCTCGTATGAGGTGTTCGACTTGAGTCGAAAAGACATGGAATACAAGAACCTACAAATGCAGTTTACGAAGGTGAAGTAGCGGATGATTAACGTATCAAAAGCGTTCCGTCGCGCGCTTTACAACGACAAACGGAAATACGAGTTTGAGGTCAAGCTCACGCTGAAAGACAGCACGGTCATCAACCTCGACAACACGAAGCTCTGGAACGGCGGTGTGTCGTTCGAAGAGGCTGTCGGCTCGGACAACAAATTCGACGCGCTGGGCTCGGCGATTGCCGGGTCCGCGCATTTCACGTTCGACAACACGGACGAGTCCTATTCCGGGTACGACTTCCTCGACGCGGATGTGTTCGTTCGTATGAAACTGTATCTGGAAGAGACGTCGGCCTATGAGGTCCTGAAGATGGGCTATTACACGGTCGACGACGCCACGTACAACGGAACGACCATCACGCTGTCCTGTCTGGATTACATGGCTCAGTTTGACCGGCCGTACACGTCGGCGCTCAGCTATCCGGCGTCCCTTGCCACCATCGTGCAAGGCGCCTGTACGGATTGTGGCGTCACGTATCTTTCCGCGACGTTCCCGCACTCGGACTACATCGTCCAGTCGAAGCCCGAAGGTGACAGAACGACATACCGGGATATTATCTCGTACGCCGCTCAGGTCGCCGGGTGCTATGCCAAGTTCAACAAGGACGGCAAGCTCTTCTTTGGCTGGTTCGACGACGCGGTCCTCGACGCCGCGCAAGAGGGTCTGGACGGCGGTATCTTCGACTCGGCAAATCCGTACGCCACGGGCGATACCGCAGACGGCGGAACATTCAACCCGTGGAACCTCGGTGCTGAAGTTGCGGGCGATGAGTTCACCGCGAACATCGCGGCTCACTACGTCTCGGACCTGTTCAACGAAACCATCGGTCAGGACGACGTCGTCATCACTCAGGTGCAAGTCATCAACGAGGAAGAAATCACTCAGGGCGACACCAAAACCAAGGCCGACGTCACGTACACGGCCGGTGAACCCGGATACGCCGTTGTCATCGAACGCAACCCGTTCATCACGGCGGAAACCGCGCAAACGGTGTGCAACTGGCTGGGCCTGAAGCTCATCGGGCTTACGTTCCGCAAGTGCAACGTGTCCCATGCAACGGACCCGTCCATCGAGGCGGGCGACGTCGCGCTTCTCTACGACCACAAGCAACGGGAATATCCAATTCTCGTTACTCGCGTCGTGTTCACGCCGTACGGCAAGCAACAGGTCATTTGTGGGGCGGAAACCCCGTCCAGAAACAAATCGACCAGTTATAGCAACTCCACGCGAAACTACGTGGATTTACGCCGCAAGCTGAAAGAAGCGGAAAACGCTTGGGACCTTGCAGAGAAAGAGCTCCAGCGACAGCTCGCAAACTCCTCCGGCCTGTACACGACAAAAGTAGAGGACCCGGTCGGTAGTGGCGCGTACAAGACGTACTACCACGACAAACCGGAGCTTGAGGACTCTGACATCGTCATGCAGTTTACCGATTACGGGTTCACGCTGACCTCGGATTACCAGAACGGCAACGACGCTACATGGTACGGCATCGGCGCCGACGGGAAAGGCATCTTGGATGTACTTCAGGCAAAAGGCATCGTCGCCGACTGGGTCAGAACCGGAACGCTGGCCGACAAGAACCAAAACACAAAGTTCAATCTGGCAACCGGCGCCTTGGACATGAAAAAAGGTTCCGTTCAACTCGGAGCCCTGACCGGAGGAGGGTACAACTTCTCCGTGAATGACTCCGGTCAAGTCACAATCAAAAGCGGTTCCATCACGCTTGGGGATAAGAGTGATACAACCGACGCGTCAAAGTATTACTTCGATGTAAACACGTCTGGAAATCTCAGTTGGAACTCTCAATACTCGTCAATGAGTGCAAATGGGCGATTGAACATAAAAGACGGTACGTTCAAGGCGTTTGGCAATTCTTACGTTGCCGGGTGGAAAGAGTATGTTCTCGTTCGTTCAGCAACTATTGAAATTGGAATATATCATCCAGACACGGACACCTATAAAATCACAGGGCAAATCCATCCGAATATGTATAACGGGCAAACACAAAGAGCGGAAAGAATGGATGTTCACTCAATCAACAATCTATCTTTAGGCGCGAACGGAGCAAGAACCGTTGTCTATGCGGACGAGGTGATTGGATTTTGCGACGCGGACCACGAAATATATCCGAGTCAGTGGTGGGGATATATAGACAGCACCGGTTTTCACAACGGTGGTTACAGCTAAAGGAGACATATGACGACATTTGAGTTTACCAAAGCGAAAATGCTTATCACAAGCGCTTGCAACTCGACCGGGCTTGAGCTCGGAGAGCTTGTAGGCGTTCTTTCGTCCGTCCTCGAAGAAGCGCGGGCACAGATGAGTTATGAACTGGCTGGGGAAATTATCCAGCTTCAAGAAGAATTAGATAAACAGAAGGAGGTCGATACGAATGGCAATTCAGATGCGACGGGGTAACTTCGCGGACCTCGACCCGGCAAAAGCAAAACCGGGTGAAATCCTCGTTGTCCAGCAAGGGGACCCTGACGCGGTAGACGGCCAAGCCGCCTATGTTGCTATTCTCGCCGGAAAAATCAAGCGTCTGGCTACATACGACGAACTGAAGGACTATAACCAGTCCGCTCAGGACGCCAAAGAAGACGCAGAAAGCGCACGCGATGATACCGCGCGACTGTATCTGGAGGTCGAACGTGCTCTCGCAAGAGCTCAGGCGGCCGCCACAAGTGCAGAGACCGCAATCGCGGACCTCGAAACGGCCAAGCAGAGCGCGCTCTCGGCGCTCGACGACGCGTACAACCAGCGCGCCGGGGAAATCTCCGACAACCTCGACGACGCGCTCTCTCAGCTCGCCACGGCGCTCGAAAACGCGGAAAGCGATTTGAGCCGTTACGCGGGCGACGTTGAAGATGCCAAAGAGACCGCGCAAATCGAACTGGAACAGCAGTACCAGAGATACATTACCATCATCAACAACAAGGCGGACGACATCGTTGCACTGACCACTCAGGCGGACCAAGTCGCGCTTCAGGCTCTTCAGAAAGCCAACGAGGTGGACAACGAACTCGCAACCGTGCTTGTCAATCAGGAGAACCTGAACAACCGCATTGACGCGATGAGGCTCATTATGGAGGGCAAGGTCGACGACGCATACGAGGAGAACGGATACCTGTATCTGACCTCCGACGGTGAAGTTGTGGCCGGTCCTCTTGGCCCGTTCGCCGGTGGCGGCGGAGGTGGTGGCGGAGAGACCATCAACGCCAAACTGACCGTCTCGAACACCACTGGCTGGCAGTCCAGAACCATCGCGGAGGGCGACGACGCCATTATCCGCATGAACTGGTCCTCCATCGAAGATGGGAATGAAACCGGCCCCGGTACCGTCAAGATTGCCGTCGACAAGGTCGCCAGAGGCTTCGTGGACGTCCAGCAAGGCGACATTGAGGTCAACGTGAAGAACTACCTTCACAGCGGCGCAAACGCCGTCAGGATTACCGTCAGTGACATCTACGAGCAGTCCAGAACTATCTCGTTCAACATCACGGTCGTGGAACTTTCCATTTCCTCGACGTTCGACGCCTCTCAGGCCTACACCGGAGCCATTTCGTATCCGTACACGCCCGTCGGTTCCGTCACCAAGACGGTCCACTTCATCATGGACGGCAAAGAGATTGGCACGACCGAAACGGCTGTCACAGGACGTCAGCTTCTCTTCACCATCCCGCAACAGACACACGGCGCGCACACATTCGATGTGTACTTCGACGCGGACATCAACGGCCAGCTTGTACGTTCCAATACGCTCCACTACGGCCTTATCTGTCTGGAACCGCTGAACAACACGGTCATCATCAAGTCGAATTACAACAAGACCTCCGTTCCGCAATACTCGATGGTCAACATGGACTATCAGGTTTACAACCCGGCGTCCCTGACCTCCGAGGTAACAATCACCGTCAACGGGGAACCGTTCCAGACCATCACGGTCGACAGAACGACTCAGAATCTGAACCTCCGGGCGGACACCGTCGGCACGCTGGCCATCACCATCGCTTCCGGCGGACAGACGCTGTCTCATTCCCTGACCGTCACCGAGTCGGACATCACCATCGAACCCGAAACCGAGGCTTTGGCTCTCCATCTGACCGCTTATGGCCGGTCCAACAACGAGGAGAACCCGAACACATGGACCTACGGTACAGCGGGCGAGACCGGGTATGTCGAGTGCACGATGACCGGATTTGACAATGTCCAAGACGGCTGGCAGTCCGACGACGACGGAAACACGGTCCTCCGCATTCCGTCTGGCCGGTCCGTCACCATTCCGTACCAAATCTTCAAAACGGACTTCAGAAGCACCGGTAAGACGGTCTCCATTGAATTTGCAACAAGGGACATCCTGAACTACGACGCGTCCCTCCTGACGTGCTATACCAATAACAAGGGCATCCAGCTCACGGCTCAGAATGCTCTGCTCAAATCGGCTCAGGCTCAGGTCAGCGCATCGTTCAAGGAAGAGGAACACGTCCGCATCGACTTCGTCGTTGAAAAGCGTTCGGAAAACCGGCTTGTTTACGTTTACATCAACGCCATTCAGTGCGGCGTCGTTCAGTACCCGGACAACGACGACTGGCAACAGACCAGTCCGGCGAACATCGTCATCGCGCCTACAAACGCGACGATGGATATTTATAACATCCGGGTCTACGACAACAACCTGACCTCTCAGCAAATCATCAACAACTGGATTGCCGACACTCAGGACCTCGACCTCATGCTCGCGAGATACACCCGCAACAACGTCTTTGACGCGCGCGGAAACATCGACATGAACAGACTCCCGTCGAACGTCCCGGTCGGTATCATCGCCGGACCAGAGACCCCGCAATACAAGGGTGATAAGAAGACGGTCGATTTCTCGTTCGAGGACAACAACCGTCCCGACAAATCCTTCGACTCTACCGGTGCTCAGGCGGACGTTCAGGGTACGTCGTCTCAGTATTACCCGGTCAAGAACTATAAAATCAAATTCAAGGGCGGATTTACTCTTTCCAACGGAACCCACGTCTCCGTGTATGAGCTTCTGGCTGGCATCATCCCGGTCGCTACATTCACGTTCAAGGCGGACGTTGCGTCCTCGGAAAGCGCGAACAACACGGTCCTTGCAACATACTATAACGACATCAACCCGTGCAAGACTCCTCCGCAGTTGGAAAATCCGAATATCCGTCAGGGTATCGCCGGTGTCCCGATGGTCATGTTTTGGAACAACGGCACTGACACCTCCTTTGTGGGTAAATACAACTTCAACCTCGACAAGGGAACTTCTGAAGTGTTCGGCTTCAGCGAGGGCGATGAGTCTTGGGAAATTCGAAACAACACCTCCAACCGCGTTCTCTGGAAATCCGACGACTTTGAGTCGATGGGCGTCGATGAGGACGGCAACCCCATTCCCGCGTGGCTCAACGACTTTGAGGGCCGGTACCCTGAAGACAACACGGACCCGACCCGCCTGAAAGCCCTTGCGACTTGGCTGAAATCCACGGACCGCGAGGCGGCTACAAACAGCTCGCTGGCGTCTCCCGTGACGTACGAGGGCGTGGAATATACCACCGACTCCGTTGAGTATAGACTCGCAAAGTACAAAGCCGAGGCATCGGAATACCTCGACATTGACAACGCGATTTTCTATTACATCTTCACGGAGCTCTTCCTCATGGTTGACTCCAGAGCGAAGAACGCCTTCCCGACCTACTGGGCGGCCACCGGCAAATGGACGTGGCTCCCGTACGACTTCGATACCGCAATTGGTATCAACAACGAGGGTACGCTCACGTTCGGATACCAGCTCGAAGACACTGACCAGAACGACGGCGCCGATGTCTTCAACGGACAGCATTCGGTCATGTGGTGCAACCTCCGCGACGCGTTCTCCACCGAAATCGCGGACATGTACTTCAACCTCCGTTCCAACGGCGGTCTGTCCTACGCGGAAATCGAACGCCGGTTTGAGGAGCATCAGGGCACTTGGTCCGAGGCGGTCTTCAATGAGGACGCTTATTTCAAGTACATCCGGCCCCTGACTGCGGAGAATAACAGCACGTACCTGACCATGCTTCTCGGCTCTAAAGCGGAGCAAAGAAAGTGGTGGCTGTACAACCGGTTCCGGTACATGGACTCCAAGTGGAACGCTGGCGACGCGAGAGCTGACTTTATCACCGTTCGCGGATACGCAAAAGCTGACATCACGGTCAAACCGTATGCGGACATTTACCCGACCATCAAGTACGGTTCCACGGTCGTCAGAACCCGTGGACAGCGCAATGTGGCATTCACGCTTGCGTGCCCGCTGGACAACGTCAACGACACTGAAACTATCATTTTCTCCGCCGGACAGCTTCTCGAAATCACCGGCCTCCCGGATTACAAAGTCGGTTTCGCGGACTTCTCGGCTGGCAAGAAGCTGAAGTCCATTGTTGTCGGAAGCAACGCCTCTGGCTACACGAACCCGAACCTGAAGAAACTTTCCGTCGGCAACCTTCCGCTGGCGGAAAATGTCGACGCCCGGAACTGCCCAAACCTTGAAGAGCCGGTCGACCTGAGCGGGTGCCCGAACCTGAAGACGGCGTATTTCAACGGAACGTCGGTCACTGGCGTAAAGCTGGCCAACGGCGCTCCCATCACAACGCTGTACCTTCCCTCAACGGTAACAGACCTCACGCTTCGGAACCTCAAAAAGCTCTCCACGTTCAACATGCCGTCGTATTCCAACGTCACAACCGTAAGACTGGAAAACAACTCGTCTGTTGTAAACATGCTGAACATCTTCAACGCCATTCCGAATGGAAGCCGTGTTCGTATGCTTGGCATCAACTTCAGCTTCAGCTCTGAGTCTGCATGGACTACGTTCCTGACCAAGCTGAAGACCATGCGCGGTTTGGACGAGAACAACAACACAACCGATATGGCACAGTTGAGCGGACGGATTTATGTAAGCACAATTTCCGGTAAGGATTACGATGATTTTGTTGCTGATTATCCGAACGTCACGCTAACCTACGGGACGAGGCTATGGACAGTCTACTACTATGACGAAGACGGCGAGACGCTGTTCCAGACAAAAGGAGTTCAAACTGGCGGAACTGCTCCGTCATACAGCCCGTCAAAAGAAGCGGACGCACAGTATACATACTCATTCTCAGGGTGGTCGCTCGAACTCGGTGGAACCGTCACAAGTGGCGCTCTAACGAATGTTAAAAGTGACCGAAATGTTTATGCTGTATGGAACAAAACCGCGAAGAAGTATACGGTCAAGTTCTACACTGATGATACACTACGAAGCACCATTAACAATGTGACCTACGGAAGCACAGTCTACTATAACTATGCTGGCGGAAATGTTTTGAGCGCAGACCGTGAGTTCACTGGGTGGGTTCCTAGCAACTACAACATAGTTGGACCGACGAGTTGCTATGCCCAGTATTCCACATATGATGTTGATGTTTCCGAGATAAGCGACACATGGAGTGAAATCAGAGCGTCCATCAGCGACGGGACATATAAAACCAAATATAAAATAGGAAACTACAAGACGTTAGAGGACCCCGTTTTTGGTAACAGACAAATAGAAATTGTCGGTTTTGACAAGGAAACTGCAATCGTGTGGAGGGACATGGCGGTGCTGAGAAATCAGAGCGTTCCCTCGACCAACATCGTTGAAACATACGACTACCACATGTTCAACGACGCAAACTTTGGAGAAGGAAACATCGGTGTTGAAACTCATAACATGTATATGCAAGGAAGGTCCAATTACGACGACCGCGACGACAACGAAACAATAACAGTGACGACGTCGCTCACGATTTCGTGTGTTCAGGACAAAACGATAGAATATTATTTTAGTGTTGCGAATAGATACTCACAGTCATCTAATTTTCCCATCGTCATAAGGGTCAATGGAGTCGAGTCGTTGTGGCAAAACGGCAGTCCTGTCAGTTTGAATGCCGTTGCCGGAGAAACGTACACTTTCGAAATAGAAGCAACAAAACCGCACAATTCTAACCAATACGAAAGCATCCACCTTCAAAAACTTGGAGCCAACTATACTTACTTTTCCGTTGTTGACCATAGCACGACTCAGCACACCGCCCGGTATACAACCAGTAGGCGTGGAGGAACGTGTGATGGGTTTAGCGGGACGAACCTTCACAAGTATTTGAATGGGGAATACCTCAACTCTTTGCCACCCGACTTCGTTGATTGTTTGTCGAACGCCGAGCTAAATGATATGACAACAACATACGTAGTCAACTCGGTTGATGAAACCGGAGTCGCTTCTCAGACGTCATATGCCAAAAAGACCTATCTCGCAAAAATATCGTTACCCGCTACGGGAGACCTTAACAAAAGCGATACATACGAAAATCCATACACTCAAGCTAACGATAGCCGTTTTCCAAAAATCATTTCGTTTGCAAATGCAAAACCATACTTGATGTCGACCGAAAAACGCGTTTTGGGATATTATTATGCAACCCGCTCGCCCGCGCAGTCATCGCCTTCCATTAACGTCTACAGCGTGAGCACCTCTGGCGATACCTCCGGCACTGTTTCAATCGGGGATGGAGTTGGTAAGACGACGCAGACAAAAACACTAAACTTGGTTCTTATGTATTACATGTAAGGAGGAAACCCTAATGTCAAATCTCAAACTTGTGCTCGCTGATGAGCACGCATTTTTCGTATCCGAATGCGGAGTTGTTCCGCATGTAGTCGTGACGTTCGACAACTTCTCGGATGTCATGAACTGCATCGAAACCTTCACCACCGAAGGAAACCTCAGAGAAATGTCCGTCTTCAGAGGAGACGCACTTCTCATGGAATACAAGGATGTCGTCATCGACGGCATTCAGATTGTGTTCGGTGGAACGTACACTGTTCACCTGTACATGCGTGAAGAGAACGCCCACGAGGGAGCGACCGAGGAAGACCTTGACCGTTCGAACGCATACGACATCCTGTTCGGCATGAACGATGAGGAAGACGAGGAGGTCGAGGAATAATGGCAACCGCAACGGAAAGAGCATACGAGCTCAAAGACAAAATTCACGAACTTGCTCAGGCTATGGCTCCGGAGGACGCAATCGCGTTCCCGGAGCTTTTCAAGACTTGGAGTAAAGGCACGACCTATGTAGGCGGTGAGAAAGTGACCCGCAGAGGGGAAGTGTACAAGTGCAACCGCAAGCACGTCGCCAAAGCCGGATGGGAGCCTGAGAAGGAAGAGAAGTGGACCAAACTGGTCGTTGAAGAGCCGGTCGAAGAACCGGTAGAGGAGGAACCCGTAAATGAGTAATTCGTCCCTTGTCACATACAGACGTGCACCGTCCATCAACCGGTCCAACCCTCGGACCGAGAAAATCAGCAAAATCACAATCCACCACTGGTCTGGCGTCATTCCGACAGCCAAAGCTGGGGTGGATTATTTTTGTTCCAAAGACTGTCTGGAAAACCGCACCGTGTCCGTTCAGTACGTCATCGGGAACGACGGTTCCATCGGTCAGATGATAGATGAGTCACGCCGCGCATGGACCTCCAGTTCGAACTGGAATGACCAAAGAGCCGTAACTATAGAGGTTTCCAACAGTAAACGAGGCGGCGACTGGCCGATTTCGGATGCGGCCATGCGGTCCCTCATCAAACTCTGCATCGACATCTGCAAACGGAACGGCATCAAGAAGCTGTACTACGACGGCACGCGGAACGCTACACTGACGCGGCACTGCTTCTACTCGAACACGGATTGTCCGGGCGCGTACATCAAGGCTCACACGCACTATATCTGCGACGAGGTCAACAAAGGACTCGGCGTCAAGGCGGCACCGGGCAAGGCCACGTCCAGAACAAACCCGTACAAGAAGCCGACGATGATTTTGAACCGGAACAACGCGGCGTACGGCAAGAAGTACGCTGGCCGGTCCGAGGTCAAGTGGATACATTATGAGCTGACCCGCCTCGGCTATTACAACGGCGACATCGACGGGTACTACGGACCGATGACAGAGAGCGCCGTCAAGGCGTTCCAGCGCACGCACAAGGACCAATACGGCAAACAGCTTGAGGCAGACGGTTCCACCGGACCGCTGACCCGTGAAGCGCTTGCCAGAGCATAAGAGGTGAAACCAATGGATTACATGGACATCATCAAAGACATCATCCTCGGAGTCTGCACCATGATTGCCACGGGTGTTGTAGGCTGGGTCGGAGTACAGGTGAAGAACCTTGCTCAGAAATGGCTGGACACCCGGACCAAAAGGGAAGTGGCATACACTTGCGTTCAGGCGGTCGAGCAGATTTACAAGACTTTAGACGGTCCCGAAAAGAAGGAAAAGGCCGTCGCGAATATTTCCGAAATGCTCGCGGAGAAGGGCATTCAAATTACCGAGCTGGAAATCGAAATGCTTCTCGAAGCGGCTGTAAAAGAATTTAACGACGCTGGCTGGAAAGACGCCATTAAACCCGATGGCGCTGACAGGGCAGTCATCGGCTTCGACGGCACCTCCGGCATCACGGAGGTAGAGGAAATTGACGAAAACTGAGATTGTCTACGGACTGATGATTGTCATCCTCGGAGCGCCGGGGTTCTGGCAATACGCAATAGACCCGATTATCAGCCGGTTCAGAAAGAAGGCCCCTCCACAAGACCGTGCCCTCATCGGACTGCTACACGAGCGCATCCTCGACGAGCACGAGCATTACAAAAAGCAATGGACGGAGACCGGCAATGGTATCTCCCGCGCCCGGTACGAGTACATCGAGACGCACATCCTTCAGCCCTACTTGGACCTCGGAGGCAACTCTGACGCTACGAAGCTGGTCAACGAGCTCAAGGAATTTATCGACGAACGGTAGTCAATTCGCATTTGACTGCAAGTTAATTCTGGACGCAAAAAGACCCGGAAAACCGCGTAACTACGGTTCCGGGTCTATTTGACTAGCAATTGACTAGAACGACGTGCAAGTTAAAAGCCCTCGGCATTACGCCGGGGGCTCTTTTTTTATTGCAGTTCCAGAATGGCTCCGGACGTGACGTTCAGCGCCGTGGCCAGTCTGTATACGGTGATGGCCGCCACGTTGTTTATAAACCGGTGGCCTTGTTCGTAATCCTGAATGTTTCGAATGGATACGCCGCTGGCCTCAGCCAATTGCTTCTGTGTCATGTTGCGTTCCTTGCGGATACGTGCGAGATTGGTTTCCATGGTTCATCCCTCCTGATTGTATTCTAAAAATAACTCATCCAGAGCTTTCTCGTCAAGAACGAGTTTCCCAGACAGAGCGCCTACCGCGCCCTCACGCTTGTCGTCGGCATAGTAGATGTAATCTCTCCCGTCTATCCCTCTGAGCGTGCTCAGGCGGCCCGTGCTGATGTCTTCGGATGCCAGTAAGGGTGATACCCCTAGGGCTTTGTAAAGCGCCTCTATGACGTCCCACAGGGGCGAATTGAACAGTCTTGCGTCAAGTTTCTCCATTGTTATGCTCCCTCCAGTGTGATTTCGATGTAATCCTCAGCAACGAAGATGTTTTCCACAACCATGTCTCCGTATTCGCGCCAGTCGTCCATATCGCCGTACGGATGACAAAGGGAAACGATTTTCTTGCCGATGCAAAGATAAGTGTCGACCTCAACGGTCTCGACGACATCAATCAAATCTTGTAGCCTCATATAATGTCCCACTCCTCTCGGCGCTGGGTCTCTTTCCTCATCTGCATAACCAGCTTGACCCGGTCCATATAGCCTTTGATGTCTTCAACCCCGCGGGGGAGCTCGAAGGTGAAGTCTCCGAGCTCTTTGCTATTGACGTCAAAAACGGTCTTGCTGTTCCATTGCTTCTTTACTTTGATACGGTATCCGTGGCGCTCGAACCACTCCATGCAATACCGCTCGTTTCTGGTCAGGTCTTTCATGTTAGTGCCTCCTCAATCCAAGGTCCAGTAGAAGTATTCGAGCTGTTCGCCCTTCAGATTCTTCATGCCGTAGTTGTAAGTGTCACGCCACAGCTCGTCGTACGTCTCGGCAAGCGCCTCACGGCCCTCTTCCCAGTGCTCCCAGATTTTCCAGTTGAGTACCATGACGAGCTCGGTCAGGTATTTGTAATCGGACTTCCATTCCTCGAACGCCCTCTTGTAAGTGTCCTTGACGGCGTTGACGCCGAACATATCGGCAATGGAAAAGTCGGTCCAGAATGTAGTCTTGAATTCGTACATGTTCAGTCCTCCTTAGAACTCATAGTCGTAGTAGTAATCGGCGACGCCAAACGAGACGTTCGCTCGGTGGTATTTGGTTTGCTTTCCGTTCTTGCGGATTTTGTCCCGGTCGTATCCCATCTGGGCAAGCCAGAGAAGTCCGTTCGGGTCCTTCTCAAGCTCTTCCATTTCCTCGACGGTGATGGACCCGGTGAAGTACCAGTAGTTGCCCCGCTTGGTCATATCGCGCTTATGGTTTTCGGGGTTGCTGATGAGCTCCCAACGATTGTCCATAGAACCGTCTCCGACGTGCTTGTGGTCCAGCTTTCTGACCGTGACGTGCTTTTGGTCTCGGACCGCGATGACCTCGTAGGCCTCCCGGTCGCTGTAAAGATATTCGGTCATGCCGGTTCCGACCTCGATGGTCTCGCAGAACCGATGATTCTCTTCGAGCCTGTTCTGTAGGCTCCCGTACCATTTGTTGCTCATTGTTAAACCTCCTTGGCGTCAAGTATGTGACAGGCCACGATGGCGATGATGGTCAGGAACGCGAATGCGCTCCCGACCCATCCCATGCCTAAAGCCTCGAACAAAATTGCCGTGAGGGCAAGGATGAAAGCGATGAACTCCATGGTCAGGCCTCCTTGGTCCAGTAGTCGTTGAAGAACTCGTCGACGCTCATCCAGCCGTGCTCTTTGAAAGCATCGAAGTATGCGTCGTAGAACGCCTGAAGGTGTTCCGGCTGTTTGGCCGCAACGTCGAGGTCCCTTGCGTCCTCGTCCGCCTCGTACGCTTTTCTCATGTGCTCGTAAGAACCGGTGAGGCGGCCCCAGCTCAGCTTGGCGACCCATACGGTGTCGCGCTTGATGATGTCGAGGGTGAGCTCCTCGCCGTTGTACTCCTCCGGGAAGTCGGTCACAAACAGGACAGCGTCCATCCGGTTCATGCCCTGCTCGACAAGCTCGTCGACGCGGCAAGCGTTTTTGACGAGGGCCTCGCACTCTTCGACGCTCTTGCTCGTATAGAGCTGATTGCCGGAGAGGGGAGAGTTGAGGACGGCTCCGTCGAGGAACTTGTCCTCGACGGCGACGATGTACTCGTTGCCCTTGCAGATGTGGAACTTGCGGCCTTTGATGTTGATGACTTTGATTTCGTTGATAGCTTTTTTCATTGTGGTACCTCCTCACATATCGACGGTGTTTCCGTTGTCGTCAAGGACCTTGCCGCCCTTGTATTCCCATCCGGAGACCGTGCTCCAGAACTCTTCGTACATTTCGTGGCTGATGAATCCCATGCTGGTCATCGTCATGAAGGTGGAACTGACTCTGCCTTCCGCGCCGTTTCCGCGGCTCATGACCTTGTGGTATTCGCGGACCATGTTTTCGACCGTAAGGTCTTTCTTGAAAGCGGGGTCTCTTGCGAGAACTTCTTTTGCGATGATGTCTAAGTTTTTCATGGTTAAGCCTCCTGTTATCTGACTAATTCGTAATAGTTGTCCGTGTCGTTCTTCTCGTCGAAGTTGTCGTGACTGACAGTGACGTTGACGACCTCGACGGCCGAGCTGATGTAATGGCGTTCAACTTCAAAGTTGCGTCCTCTGAGAACGAGGAAAGAAACGAACTCTGTGATGATTTCGGTTTGCACATCTTCGATTTTGCAACCGTGCGAAATGCGGAACTCGTAAGCGTTTTTCATGATTGTTGCCTCCTTAATATTCCCAAGCGTTGAGGATTTCAGCTTTCAGTTTTTCGTTCTCGATGGCGTTGACTTGCTCAGCGGTCAGAATCTCGATTCTCCGGCCTTCTCCAAGGTGCATGGCCTTTTTGAGCGCCGCTTTGGAAGTGTACTTCTCGGTGTACTTCCAGTTGGAGTAACATCTGCATCCGCATCTGTCTTTGTAAGAGGTCTGATAGTAGTATCTCTTTGCCATGGTGTTTCCTCCTGTTCGTTTGACTCGTGGGTTTCGGTCGAGCTCTTCCTGAGCTCACTCTAATTATACGTCACACGCCGTAGTTTGCAAGTGGGCAATATGCACAAACTTTGGAAATCCAAACTGTTGGTTTTGAACGAAACCCGGCTTTCGGCCGGGCTTCCCGTGTAGCCTTAGCACCGGGTTCGTCAAAATTTCTTCACGCGGTCAAGCATAACAGTGACCTTTGTCTTGCACTTCCCGAGCTCCGGGTGTTTGAAATAGAACGTCTCAAACTCGGTCGGGTTCAAGCCGGACAAATCGTAGTCGGCGTCAAGGAAGTTTGCCTCGAATTCGCGGTAGTGGTTTTCTTTGAGATATTCTTTGAGCTCCATATAGCTTGTGAACTCTGACCGGAAGTGGTCATCCATCGTGACGACCAGCTTTATCGGTTTCTCGCCCAAGAACGGGGCGAGCTTGTTGTAGTCTGTGATGGCGAAAAGGATGTCGCGAATTTTCATTGCTCTAGCCCTCCTTTAGTAATCGTCTCCGCCGCGAATCTTGTTCAGGAAGCGGTAGCACTCCTCGTCGGTGTCGTAGTATTCCATTGCGGTCTCGTTGTGGTAACAGACGACCCATTTGCCGTCCGGCATCTCGCGGTACCAGTCGCCGAAGAAGTCGACCCAGCGTTCCTCTTTCTCCTCGTACCATGTGAACAGGTACCCTTTGATGTCGTGGTTGATTTTGACAAGGTTGTTGTTTTTCATTGTTCAGCCCTCCAAAAGTTCGTATCTTTCTTTGCCTTCGTAATATCTCTCGACCCATTCCTTCGCGTCTTTCAGTCTGGCGAAGCTGATTCTGCCGAGCCCTCTGGAATCTCTCGGGTGGTGGATGTATTTGCCGTACCCGGCCTCGTGGTCGATGATGAAATACAGGTCGCACCCGTAGTGCTTTTTGATGATGAATTTTCCGTCTGCGGTGATTCTGTCGTTGTAATATTTCTTGTAAGTCATTTCAGTCAGCCTCTCTTTCAATAACCGCAAGGTAGAATCCCCAGTCATACACATCAAGGTGGAGCGCGAAACCCCACATGTCGTTGAAGGTCCCATCTGCTAGCTTGGTGTCGGCGTAGAAGTCAATTCCATTTTCGAACATCCACTCGAAAGCCTCTCTCCAATCGAACTCGAGTTCGGGATGTTTCTTGAAAAACCTGTTGAGCGCGGTGCTGAACTTCTTGCACTCGATAATCATATCGACGTCGGTGATTTTTTTCATTGTTGTTCCTCCTTACTCTTCTTCGATGAAGCGAACATAGTCATCTTCGACGTATACGACTTCGATTTCTCCGTTTTTGTCATCGTAAACACAAAGTTCGAATTCGTTTCCGTCGTTGTTCCAGTTCCATTCACGGGCGAATCTTTCGATTTCGTTCACGGCCTTGTCCAAGCTGTGGCCTTCCAGACCGGCCTTCTTTGCCTCGCTGAGCATTTCCCAAGCCGCCTTGATGGCGTCCTCTCTGCTCATGCCCTTGTCAAAGACCTTGATGACTCTGTCACCCATGAAGGTGATTTCGTCGCTGATGACTTCGTAGTTGTTTTCGATGATGAACGCGCGTGCCTCGGAATCGGCGCTGATGTACCACGCATCCCAGCGGGCGAGAATGAATCCGTTTTTGCAATCGACGATGTACAGCATTTTGTTTCCTCCTCAGTTGATTGACTTGTAGGTTTTTGGTTTCTTGCTCGTCTGACGTCTGGCGGTGGACTATTGCCCGGTGCCTGTCTCCTTGGAGCATCTTTATAGTACGGCAAACGACGTAGTTTTACAATTGGCAATTCTCACAAAGATTGGATTTCCAAATTGTGCATTTTGTACGCTTTGTGACGTACTAGCGGATGCGAGTCTTTTTTGTTATAATATTCAAGTTTTAAGGAACCATATTAAGTGCGGGTTCGGAGTAAAGTACACACACAGTATACAAATACGCGAAAAACCGCATAACTACGTGTTCTGAATTATTATTACGGAGAAATCGTATTACATTTGAAAACCGCGTACCTACGTAAAATGGCGTAAGTACGCGGTTTTTGTTTCGACTACACGTTGTGTGAGTTGTTGTTGTCATACAGCTAGTATACAACAAGTATACAAAAACTACCGACTTAGTATACAAAACGGTCGGGGACAATCTTGTTCATTTCGGCTCTGAGTACCTCTATATCATAGTGGGTATAGGTCCGCTTTCCTTCGCCCATCGTCGCGTGGCCTACAACATGTTCCATCATTCCGTTGTCCAGCTTCAGGTCGCCCCAGAGGGACTGGAACGTATGCCGGGTGTCGTATGCCAGATGCTGTTGACGACCGGCGGTCGGATGGTCGTACACGTCGATGCCCCATTCCCGCATTTTCGGGTGGAAGTAGTTTTGGCGGTTCACGGTCTGGACGATGTCCTTCCGTTTCCCTTCGAACTTGATGAGGTACTCGTCACCGTCCAGCCGTTCAGAAACAAGCGGCCAGATTTTGTCCGGGACCGGTATCAGACGGGTCGCGTTCTGTGTCTTTCCCTTTGGGACGAACAGGGTCCTCCGTGATACGTCTACATCCGACTGCTTCATGTCGATGAGCTCTTTGGTCCGGAGTCCAGTAAAGCATGAGATAATCAAAAACGCGCCGAGGTCGTCGTCTCTGTGTGACCAGAGAACGTCCAGCTCCTCATCCGAGAAGCGGTAGTGGCGCGTCGATTTGACCGTGCCATACTGGACCTTCAGATACTCGGTCTTGTTGGTGTCGATGTAATCGTTTTTGTGGGCGTACTCAAAAACGCCTGTGAACACGGTTCTGAGCGTTTTCTTGCCGGACGTGGTCTTATCCCGGTCGATGATAGATTGCATCTCTTCGAGCCGAATGGACGAAACCTGACGGTCGTAAAGCTCCGCACACTTTCGGTATGCCACCCGGTAGACCTCCAGCGTCTTCGGAACCACGGTCTTCGACTTCTCCTCTTCCCAGCGTTGGTATCCCTCAGCAAACGTGAGGTCATCTTTGACGCTGAGTTTTCCACGGGTATACTCAGCCCGTGCGTCACAAGCCTCTTTGTATGTAGCGTAAGTACCGACCGTCTTCGTTTTCTGCCTCCAGTTCCCGTTCGGTCCTCTTTCGTATCCGACGGTGATGCGGAAGACCCACGGCTTTCGACGCTTGACCTTGACACGGCTTCCATCCGGAGCGGTCCTCCATGTATCTGAAATTTTGAAGACAGCTCCATCTCCGTTCGGTGCTCTCATAACGTAACCTCCTCTTGATGAAATAAGCGAGGTTCTGCTATAATCAAGTGTAGCATACAGCTATCGAGGCATAGCAGTTCCCTCGACCGCGATTGCCGTCGCGGACAGTTGTTTGTTCTTCTCATGACCCGGGTCGGTTGCCGCCGACTCGGGTTCTTCTTTTTGTAAGCTCAATTCGTTTTCAGACCCGGTCAGGCCGTCGTGGAAATGCCCTCTTTTGATGTGCTCAAGCTCGTGCACGGTCGTACGGCGCTTTGCTTCTTCAGACAAATTCCCGTTGACGTAGACGTTGTAATCTCCGTTCGCGTCCTCTGACGTGAATCCTCTTACAATAACCGGTCCATAAAACTCGCGATAAAAGATGTCGTTCATGGCGTATCCTCCTGATATGTTTGTGTGTAAGAGATTTATAACACCGGCAACAGGAGAGTACAATGCCAAGAAACGGACAGTTATTCGTCCTCCGGGATGAACGTCCGCAAGATAGCTTCGATTTGCGGGATGTCCTCTTCCCGGACCTTCTTCGATAAGTCGAACAGCACCTTACGTGCATCGTCTTTCTTCCCGTCTACGTACTCGTCGACGGGGTCTTTCTTCTGTGCATCTCGGTACCGGCCTACAGGGACGTCAAAACCCATCAGCCAAGGGATGTCAACATCCAATGCTTCAGCGAGCTTCTGAAGGTTGAGCTGAGACGCTTCGTATCGGCCAGCCCGGTAGTTGGATATATCAGACTGAGATACTCCTGACATTTTGGCCAGCTCGACTGATTTGATGCCCCTCGTGGCCATGGCTTCATGTAGCCGTTCCGCGAACGTGGCAATGCGTGCGTTCATATTATCGCCTCCTTTAAATGTGTCACATCTATTTTACCATAAAGCAATTTGCAAATCCAAAAAAATTTTTGGGTTTCCAAATTTAGCCGTTGACATTGGATTTCCAAAATGTTACCATGGAATCGCACAAAACTATTCCAGCTAGCAAGGGGGTGATAAACATGATGAAATACGATTACAGTAAGCTCAAAGGGCGTATTGCCGAAAAAGATGAAAATTACACGTCGTTATGCAAAAAAATCGGAATTACCACAGAGACGTTTCGTCGAAGACTTCGCGGAGACGGTTTTTTCAGACAGACTGAAATTATCGCTATCTGCAACGTCTTAGACATCGACTATGCGGACATTCCGATGTATTTTTTTGTCTGTTAACTTTGGATTTCCAAACTTATCCTTGCCACGTCTGAGGCGCGTCACCATTATTTCGAATGTGTTTTGTGTAAAGCTCCTGAAAACAGATTACTCCTCAATCATTTCTCATTTCACTCTGCTTAAATCTCCGTGGCGCGTCTCAGCGGTGGCAAGGAACAAAGGTTGTATATCTCCACGAGCTCCGCGGTTTCCAAGCATCACCAACTTAACCATTCATCCTCACTCTTTCTTTTTCAGTTTTCGCGGAGCTCTTGGGGGTATACAACCACTGGAGGACCACTATGGCACGAACAAAAAGATTAACCAGCAAAGAGATGGGACAGGCCGAAGCTCTGGACGTCATCCGCGCGGCAACATCACAAAACTACATCCTTGTGTCTGACGCCGCACAAGCGTCCGGTGTATCCGAACTGACCATACGAAAACAGATTGATGAAGACAACAAAAACGGCACCAATCTTCTCGGGTTCCAAGGGGAACACTGGGGAGGCCGGTACCTTGTCCACAGAGCGTCGTTCATCAAGCGCATCGAAAGGGGGGTGTGAGGAGTGCTGACGCTGACCGAAACGAGAGGGTATCTTTTGATGCTCAGCCCGTTCTCCGTGCTGAATGCAAAGGCCGTGGACGGCGGGACGTTGATTACTACGAGAACTGGAACGTACGTGGTAACAGAAAACCTGACCGACGTTATGTCCTTGATTGTAAACGCAAAAAAAGAGACCCGACGCAAGGTCGAGTCTCAAACCCACAAGTCAAATGTCTCGCCTGACTAGGAGACAAAGGACTTTAGTCAATTATAGCAGAAAGAAGTACGCATGGCTACAACATTCGAAGAAATGATGCTTGACGATTTAGAGCATTGTCACAGCAGAGTAGATTACAGGAAATTCACAGAGGAGGAATCCGAACATGAACAAAAAACCAAAATTCGAAGTCGGGCAGATAGTCCGAGTGAAGTGGAACGCGGACAAGATTAAAAGCAAACGTGGCGTTTGCTTTGTCGCATCCATGATGTCAACGCTTGGCCAGACGATTACGATTGCCGCGGTTCAAGAGAACAAAGACGGAATCGCATATCGTGGCACGTCAGATGGTCTTGGAACGTGGTTTTATGACGAGGACTGGCTCGAACCGCTTTCGAGAAAGCGAAAGCTGACCATTGAGTTTGATGGTCAAGATGTTTTAGCACAAATCAAAGCCGAGGATTTTCCAACACATGTCATACACGGTAGCGCGCGACCGGGAACCGCCGGGTTTTATGAGTCCGCCAAAGACATCATTGAGCAGCTTGAGCGCATTGAAACTGACCGGGATATTCGAAACAGCAGAATCTATCGGCCCCGCGACATCGTGGCCATGGAATGGGACGCTGGCTGGGATGGCGAGAGAGTCGGGATAGTGACTCGCGTTGATTACCGCACAACGACTATGCCCTACGAGGTCAAAGACCTCCTCAACGATAATGTTTTGTGGGTGGGGGGACCCGAGAACGGGCACGGTCCACGCATTGTTCGCAAGGTGGAAATCGAGACATGACGGTCCTGACTACACCCGCGATTCTCATTACTCTCGACGAACTCGACGCGCTGGTTCAGATGCCAGCGGACCGACTCAAAGAACGCTTGTTGTTTTTGCAAAGCGAACAACAAGAGAAGAGAAAAGCAGAGAAGAGAGAGAAAGAAAAGGACCAAAAGAAAGAGAGAGAAGAGAGTAAAAGAGAAGAGAAAGACCCGCTGGGAAGTAGGGGGGTGCGGGGGGAAGAAACCCCACTCGATGTCAAATTCGCATCATTCTGGAGCGCCTACCCGAAGAAAAAACAAAAGTCGGTCGCATACAGGTCGTTCACAAAGATAAACCCCGATGACGGCTTGATGGCCACAATCTTGTCAGCAATTGAAACTCAAAAGCGGTCCTCACAGTGGACCAAAGACAACGGCCAGTACATCCCATATCCGTCGACTTGGCTCAACCAAAGACGCTGGGAAGACGAGGAAGAACAACTGACCATGAAACCCACAAGAGATGTCGAGTATGAGGTGCAAGCGTGGATAGACCACGGGGAAGACCCATACACCGCTAGGAGGTATGTCAACGATGGATTTTACATCACGGACTGACCCTGTTTTACAAGACTTGTACGACGAGGTCGAAAGCGTCCTGAACTCCAAGCACGACCTGAAGGACCTTGACTTGGCTTTAGCCAAGCTCCATGTGTACGCCGACAACCAAACGCCGGGACTTGAAACCGGATGCCCTGACTGCAACGGACGAGGCTTCACGTTTGTGCTCAAAAGCCGAGAGAGAGGTCCCGAAGAGGTGTGCGTGTATTGCCATTGCTATGAGCGCTACAAGTCTCATATGGCTTCTGATTTGCCGGAGAGGTTTGCTGGCGTCATGTTCAAAGAGGACACACCAACGGCAAAGCTCCTTTACAAGCACATTGTCAAATTTCTCAACGGTCCAGACGGGCGATGGTTTTTCGCCGGAGGAACTCCGGGAAGCGGAAAAACTCACGCGGCAACGTACATCGCCCAAGAGCTGGTCAAGCAAGGGAAAACAACCACATTCCGCAACTGGGTGAGCACTTACAAGAAAATTCAAGGCGTCATCCACGACGGCGGAGATGTTCAGACAGTGATTGACCCGATGCTCAATGCCGAGGTCCTTGTCATTGACGACGTGTTCCGGAAGGTATCGTCACAGTACGAATTGCAAGTGCTGTACGACATATTCAACCACCGGTACGCAAACGGCCTTGTAACGGTCATCACGTCCGAACGGACCCTGAAAGAAATCAGGGAAGATGTTGACGCTGGCATCGCGGGCAGAATCGCGGAGCTTGCAGAAGTCGTCAACATCGAAAACAAAGCGGCCGACCGCCGCTGGAAACAGTAAACAGCCGAAAGGCAAATAATATCAAATCGCGCAAAAAGCGCAAGGAGGACAAACTAATGGAACTGCTCAACATTCTGAAAAACGGAAACTTCATCGAACCCGGCCGTCAGGTTGGCGACACTACCGCGGACGTCTCTATCACCCGCATCAAGAACGCGCAGAAGGAAAAATACTGCATCCGGTTCAAGAACGGCGTGGGCGATAAGCTCGGCGAGAAGGTCACACCGATTGTCATTCAGAACAGAGTTTACTTTGCTCGGCCGGAACAGGTCGGCAAGAAAGGCTACAAACTGAGCATTCAGAGCGGGAGCAACACCAACACGCGGTTCGCGGTTGTGACCACGAATGCTCTGGCGAACTATGTCGGAGAGTATGAAGAGCTCAAGGTTGACTCCGAGAGCAAGCTCTGTTATGTCGAACGGAAACGCCTCGGCTGATTTGGGAGGATTATCAAATGACACTAGCAGAAAAACTGCTTAATATGCAGACCCGCATGGCCGTGCCGAAATCCAGATGGAACAAGTTCGGCAAGTTCTACTACCGGTCCTGTGAGGACATCATGGATGCGGCAAAGCCATATCTGGACGAGTACAAGTGCCTTTTGCTTGTCTCAGACAGTCTTGAGGAATGCGCTGGCCGAGCTCATATCAAAGCCACGGTTACGCTGAAGGACTTGGAGTCTGACGAGAGCTACACGGTCACGGCTGTTGCGGCTGAGGCAACCCAGCAGAAGGGCATGGACAGCGCTCAAATATCCGGTTCCACATCGACGTATGCAAGAAAGTACGCTTTGAACGGTCTTTTCTTGCTCGACGAAAGCGAGGCGGACCCTGATGCAGACAAACAGGAAACCGAATCGGAACCGGAAACTCAGGCGGATGATTCGCCAAAGGCTTACAAGGACCGCAATTACAAAAATGCAGTTGCGTCGGTCCTGAAACAGAGGGGCATTGACATTTCGGTCTTGTCGAACTGGAAGGCCAATCTCCCGAAGTCGTGCCAGAGCATTCCCGTCGGCAAAGAGACCACAGAGGAGCAATGGCGATTCATCTATGAGGCTCTCACGTCATGATAGACAACTTCCACAACTGCATTATCTGGCTCCGTGAACACGGGGAAGACGGAAAGAAGTATGAGGTCAAAGAGGTCCGCGATAAGCGGACCTTGACCCAGAACGCCTACTACTGGGTGTTGCTGTCGAGACTTGCGAGATTACTCCGGACGTCAAACGAGGAGCTCCACGTCATCATGATTCTGAATTACTCAGAGGTCATTGACGAGGTTTCCGCGGACCCAGAGGTCGACTTTACGCGCTATTACAAATATGCGCGAGTCGACAGAGTGGAAAACGGACGGTATATCTGGCTGTGTTACCGGCGGTCGTCGGAAATGAACACAGCTCAGTTCTCGGCCCTTGTTGACGGACTTATCTCTGAATGCGAGAAGGCGGGGATTGAAACGATTACACCTGAAGAACTCGCGATTATGAGAGCGAGAGAGGAGGACCATTTTGATGGACGCTGAGAGACGTATTGACCTTGAAATCGCAAGGGAGCAGACCGAGGAAGACCTGAAGCGCGAGGCGGAAATGACCGCGCGGAAGCACGAATATCTGAAGGAAAAACTCGCATACAAAGAGCAGACTCAACCGGACGCCCTGTTTGACGCAACGGTCGAAGGATATGAGGTGAGACCGGATGTCTGGCCCAAAATACTGGTTCAGGTGTCTGGCATGATACGACTCGCTACATGGTCGGGCTACCTCGGCGTGTATCTCTACGGGCAGAGGAACTCAGAACACATCGGAATACCATCAATTCGGTTTTGGTACCCGGTTCCAGAGGCCATTGAAAAGGAGAACGCATGAAAAGTATTTTACAGGACGGACCTACAAAATGCTTCCTTTGCAATAGGACCGACCGGCCGCTTGACCGACATCACGTCTTTGGGGCGTCGAACCGAAAGAACTCTGAGAAGTACGGCCTGACCGTTTGGTTATGCCACAACGAATGTCACATCAACGGCAAGAACTCGGTTCACATGAACCGGATTGTCGATATTGAACTCAAACAGGTCGCGCAAGCGACAGCAATGGACCACTACGGGTGGACAACCGAAGATTGGATTCGGCTGTTTGGGAGGAACTACTTATGAACAAATGGATAGTCAGTGAGCCGTTCATGAGCGATGATGGTTGTTTTGTTTTCATAAAAATGGAGTGCCCGAAGTGCGGGTGGACCATCAATCGCGAGGGCTTTTCCAAAGACGACATAGGTCATTGGCACTACTGCCCGAAGTGCGGCGAGCACAATTACAAAATCGAATTCACGGAGGAGACAAATGCTTAACTGTGCAGTGATTATGGGTCGCATTACAGCGGACCCCGAACTTAGAACGACCGGCAATGGAATCAGCGTGGTATCGTTTTCCGTTGCCGTTGACAGAAACTACGAACAGAACGGAGAACGTCCGACCGACTTTATCAATGTCGTCGCGTGGAGACAGACTGCTGAGTTTGTCGCGAAGTATTTCCAGAAGGGCCAGATGATTGCCGTTCAGGGTTCTATTCAGACTCGGAACTACGAGGACCGCAATGGCAACAAGCGCACGGCAACCGAGATTGTCGCCGACAGCGTCAGTTTCACCGGCTCGAAGAACGAGGCGACATCCAATGAGCCGAAAAGAAAACCGGCTCAGAGGGCCTCACAGACGACGGTAGAATACGACGAGGTAGACGACGATGAACTCCCCTTCTGATGTCCTGAAACAAAAGAGATTGCGGGCTGGGCTTACTCAAGCCCAGCTTGCAGAACGCATGGGCGTCCCTAAAACCACGTATGCCGAATACGAGAGGGGCCGACGGCCTGTTCCGGACGGCTTTGTCAAACAGGTCGAAAGAGAGCTTGGCACGAAGTGGATTGAACCGAACTACCACGCCGTCAAGAGAGGAAACCACGGTATGCCTACAGGTTGCAAGGGCTGTAAGTGGCGGTCCACGACCGGCTCGTATTCGATTTGCGACTTCTTTGGGCAAACAGGAGAGTTGCGGGGCTGTCCCGTTGAGAACTGTACGAGATATGAAAAAGGACCCCGGAAAGACAAACATAAAGAATGGTCTTCCGGGAAGTATACATGCTAAGGAGGAAAAACATGGCAATCAAATATTCACTTGATTGGTGGGGGCTCAAGCCTACACGAGCACACGAGACGGACGCTGGCATCGACCTTCTCTGCCCGGAACCTCACTGCCTTGGGGCCGGAGACGCCATCGTAATCAACACCGGCGTCCACGTTGAAATCCCGCACGGATGTGCTGGCTTTTTGAAATCCAAAAGCGGCCTGAACGTCAAGCATGGAATCATATCCGACGGCGTAATTGATGAGGGATACACAGGCGCCATCGTGGTGAAGCTGTACAACCTCGGAGATGACCCCTATTTCTTCAAGACCGGCGACAAGCTGACGCAGTTGGTCATCCAGCCCGTTGTTTGCGACGAGCTGGAAGAGGTAGAGGAAATCAGCGGCGGCGAACGCGGTGACAGCGGGTTTGGGAGCACCGGCCGATGAATAAGCTGATAGGGCATTTCGAGATTCCTTACAAGCTACCAAACTACAACGACGCCATGCGCGCGGCAAACCAGAACAGGTACGCTGGAAACCAAAAGAAGCGAGAGATAGAGCTCGGGATTCGAGCGTGTATCCGGACCGCGCGTCGGAACAAGACGCTGGAGCCAATTGATGAGCGCGTAATCGTGTTTATTGATTGGTGGGAACCGAAAAACAACCGCGACTCTGACAACATCAAGAGCGCGTCGAAGTTTATTCTGGACGCCTTGCAAAAGGCGGACATCTTGAAAAACGACGGGCCGAAATACGTCAAGGACGTCAATGGGCACGTCCACTATCCGATGGATGACAACCCCGGCCGTATCGAACGTGTCGTGGTGAGTCTGTATTCGGCAAACGAATGAGGAGAATCACATGACCGAAGAAACTATCATCAACGGAATCAAAATCGACATTCCTGAACCGGATGGAGATTGGTATGCAAGACAATTGGCCGGACAGCGCCCGGAGCTTGTGGTGGATGAATACCACGACGTCGTGAATCACCCATCGCACTACACGGACGGCGGCATCGAGGTGATTGATGTCATCGAAGCGAAGGGACTGGGATACCATCTCGGCAATGCGGTCAAGTACATTCTTAGGGCCGGAAAGAAAGACCCCGAGAAGACCGTCGAGGACCTCCGCAAGGCTGTCTGGTATATCGAACGGTACATCAAAAGACTGGAGGTAGACCATGTATAAATACCCGAAAATCAACGGCCTCTGGGCCAGAGACATGGAGACTCACGAACTCCTGGTTGGTGAGTTTCGAGACCCAGTTGTTCGCTTCACGAGAAGCCTTAACTGGATGTGGCACGAAAAAATCGACGGTACCAATATCGGGGTCGTGTGGGACGGCTACAGGGTATCATTTCAGGGCCGAACGGAACGCGCTGAAATTCCGGCGCCACTGCTCAAGCGGCTGAACGAGCTTTTTGGAGGCCCCGAGAAAGAGGACCTGTTTGAACAGAAGTTTGGTGAAATGCCGGTCATCCTATACGGTGAGGGCTACGGTGGAAAGATTCAGGGCGGCAAGGCGTACAGTGAAAAGGAAGATTTTATCCTGTTCGACGTGTACCTTCCGAACGACGACCTATGGCTTTCAGACGACGACGTTACGGACGTATCCGTGTACTTTGGCATTCGCAAAGTACCTCTTCTGTTCGTGTCGAATATCGAGTATGCAGTGGAACGTGTTCGGTCCGGCGAACTGAAATCCGACTTCCCGGGCGTCAAAATTGAGGGCGTTGTTGGACGCCCGCTGTTTGAGCTGAGAAACCGGCGTGGCCAGCGGCTCATTGTGAAGGTAAAAGGGCGCGATTACAAATGAGACCGGAAACAATCATGAGATGTCTTGCGTATCTCTTTGTTGTTGTGGCGTACTTGTGTCTTTTCCGCGCCTTGGACGCCAGCATTCCTGACGTCGGATGCTACTGGGGCTGGGCGGCTATCGGCTCCTCTTTCGTGGGGCTGATGATATACGCCAATGCAATGTGGATGGAGGACTGAATATGTCGAAACAATCGAACGATGCCGTTCGGGTCATTCGTTGCCGGGACTGTATCCACCGGCATACGCTTACAAGCCTTGGACAAGAAAGAGGCACCGCGTACTGTGATGTCTGGGGAATCAGAAGCGCCAGCAACTACCTCGAAAACGGATTCTGCCACTGGGGAGAAGACGTCGAACTGAACTCGCCGGAGGAGGTAAAGGATGAATAAGTGCTCGACTTGTCCGTATGCCGTCCATGGCTCGGCGGCGTGCGATTGTCCGTTTAACGCTTGCGTGATGACAGAGGGAGGGTCGACCAATGGCTGAAATCACGATTTACCGCTGTGACATTTGTGGTGCTCACTCTGAAACCAAACCTCCTAACTACGTGTCTTACTGGGAAGGGTACAAAGATGGGGAGAAACACATTCAGCACATTTGCGATGATTGTATGGCGGAGTTGAAAAACGCAGTTCGCAAGCTGAGGGGGTCGAATGCTGACAATATTGTTTTTGTGAAAGAAGGGTCGACCAATGGCTCTCGACAAAGCAATTGAACATAAGAAAGAACACCGTAAGCCGTATCGTGGCGGCAAGGCCATCGACTACACTTGCAGAAACCACGGAGGGTGTGACTGGTGCTTGGGTAACAGGCTTTACAGCACCCGGAAACGAATTGAAACAATGAACTCGAAGGAGGAAGAGTACATGGCTGAGAAACTGGGCGCCTTTTCAACAAAGGCCGAAGAGCTGAAGAAACTGGTTGCGGAACACCCTGATTACCAAATCGTAGTTGCGGTTGGTTACGAGGTGGTTGGAAGTGAGGATTTCGCCTACTGGTACGCTCCACATGTGTCGTGCAGAGTCGGAGAGTTTCTCAACTGCGACGTCGACGGCGAGAACATCTATTTTGACCGCGACGAATTAGAGGAATATCTCGAAGAGATTATGGAGTATGACGAGCCGTACATCAACATGACAGACGACGAGTTTGCTAAGGCTCTTGAGGAAAAGATTCACGAGTACGACGAATACTGGACCCCGGCCATCATCATTTACGCGGAGGTGTGAAATGGCAACTATCGTAAAGTGTGACCGGTGCGGAAAAGTGTTTGATGACATAGAACGTCTATGGCAAATAGAGGGGCGACAAATGCGCTTCAGGCAGTACAAAAGAAAAGCCGCCGACACACTGATGGAAAGGTTCGAGTTTGTCCTAGAGTTTGCGGACTTATGCGATGACTGCCAAAAGTCTCTCCAGAAATGGTGGCTACAAGGAGGCGAGAAAGATGTATGAGTGTTTTCATTGCGGCATGAGGTCGGTCATCTGGGACAGCGACTTCTCTTTTGAGGACATGGGATACGAGGGAGATGGAATCGTTCACATATGTCATTGCACAAACTGTAACGCTGAAATTGAGTATCTAATCCGTATCGGAGGTGAAGAATAATGGGCTTTACTGAGGTCTTGACAATCGTTTTTGTGGTCATGAAGCTGATTGGCGTGATTAGCTGGCCGTGGGTTGTGGTGTTCCTCCCGGAAATCATCGCCGTGGGGGCCTATGCTTCGATTCTCCTTGTTATGCTTGTTGGCCCGAGGGTCGCCACGTTTGGAATGCGCTTGCAAAAGCGACTCTGGGATGAATGGGATGATGCAAATGGATAAAAAGCCACGATATATCAACGCAAACGATGTCAAGTGGGCATCCGTTCCGGTGCCCGGAGTTGGCAATATCAAAATCCCGAATATCGACGCAACGAAGACTGCCATCGTGCTTTGCGAAGACTGCATCTACACGGAAGAGGTCGACGGGCAATTTACCTGTGGGCTGTGGGGCTTCAGCACCGACCGCTATAGTTATTGCGCTAAAGGGAGATTACCTATGGAGGGCGAAATACATGGAGATTAAACTCGGTCCGAGAACAAAGGAGGCGCTGAGGGAGAAGATAAAGGAACTCTACGATGATGACTTTTACGAGTCTCCTATTCAGGTCTATTACAAAGAGAACGTCATGAGGTTCGAGGACGCTGTGATGAAGGCGGTGCTGTCATATGACATCGTCGTTGATAAGGACCAGCTACTGGACGCCTTGAGGTATGACAGGGCATCTTACCAAAAGGGCTGGACCGACGCTCTGAAGACTGTTATCGGCGAGCTGGATGTTGGCAATTTTACCGTACGACAGATTCTTGACTTCTTTGACGATATGGCCGAGGAAGACGCGGAGCGCCTTGCCGGACGCTTACAGACAGCGCTTTATATCTATTATCAGAAAAGGGCTTATGAAAGAACAGGAGGAAACGAAAAATGACGATTATTGGATGGGTGATTTGGGTGCTTGTGACCGGCGTGGCCGCGTCTCTAGCGTTCACGTATTTCTGGGATTTCAGTTTCAACCGTTATCTCGGAATAGCCGTTGCACTGTGTATCACCGTGGCCGTATCGGCGGCTACCTTTGGAGGGTTGCGCTGGTATTACACGTCTACCGCCAGCGGGTCCCGCGCTGTGAAAACTCAGCGTTCGGAGCTGAATAATGGTATCGAACGAGTCGTTACGGTCTACGACGTTGAGGGCGATGTTATCCAAAGCTATGATGGAAAGTTTGACGTTACCTATGACGATGACCGCATTCTGTTTGACGACGAGAACGGGAAGCGCCACGTCATCTACTATTCGACCGGAAACGTGATTATTGACGAGAAGTGAGGTGAGACGATGACTACTGGGGTTCAGATAACCTTGATTATTTGTGCGACCGTTATTTCCGCATTGTGGATTTTTGTCTACCTTGCCACGCACGTCGATAAATGATAAGGCTAATATCGTTGGTGAAGCTGGCTATGCCACGCGGGTGCAGTAAAACGATGATGTTTTACGGCCAGATGCTCAGGCTTGGCCTTCTGAGGGGGATATACTTGGGCGAAGTCATTGACGGCCTGAGAGAGCTTGAACGTCCTCCGAAAATACCGCGGGTACCACTGTACCGGCACCCCGTGGAGATGATGACTACACCAGACCGCTGGCTGGATGAGGATTACATTTATGACTTGAAGTGTGAGGTGGATGACAACGACGTATGAAGAAAAGCGAAGCTATCTCAGGCGCTATATCGTGGTATGCCGCGATATAGCGATTCTGGAGATGCGACTCAGCAAGGACCCCTTGTCCGCTCAGCAAATCTCAGATATGCCGAGGGGCTCGGGTGTCGGGGACCCGACCGGCATCCTTGTTGTGAATAAGACTGACGCGGAAGACCGCTTGCCTGACTTGTACAAAGAGAAACGGAATATCAAGGCTACAATTGAGGCCGTTCAGAACGATTTTTACAGGCAACTGTTAGAGTGCAGATACATCGACTGTCTGTCTCACAAAGAGACCGCGCAAGTCCTTCATGTGTCGACATCTGTCGTCCGGAACACGCAAAGAGCGGCAATTGAGTCTATTGAGGTTCAAAAATAAGTACAAATAAGTACAAAGCAAACAACATAGACCCCTTGCGTTATGGTATGATTACCTTGGAATTATACGAAGACATATAAAGGACCGAGCGCAAGGGCGTACGGTCCTTTTTCTTTTGGAGGAACACATGGATATTATCCAAATGAAGCTGGCCGACTTGACCATGTACGAGGGAAATGCCAAAGAGCATCCTGACGAACAGGTTGACCAAATTTGTTCCAGTATCGAAGAGTTCGGCATGAACGACCCGATTGCGGTTTGGGGCGAGGACAACATCATCGTTGAGGGCCATGGCCGGTACTTGGCTTGCGAGAAACTTGGCATGGAAGAGGTTCCGGTCATCCGACTGGACCACCTGACAGACGAACAGCGCCGCGCCTACACTATCGTGCACAACCAGTTGACACTGAATTCTGACATGGACTGGGACATCTTAGAGGAGGAGCTCAAGAACATCGTCGACATCGACATGAGCGTTTATGACCTTGAGCTTCCCGGCGATGAACTGTCTCCGGATGAGGAAGACGACGACGGGTATTACGGGGACGAACGCGAGAGGACCGGAAATCCGTACAATCTGTTTGACTATGACGAGGACAGGGCCGAGGGGTTCTATCAAATCCCGATTATCGAAGCGTGTGATTACGTTCCGGACGACCTGATTGGTTTCAATTATGTGCTGTCTACTGACCGGCGGGATTGCGGCGTTCACTTTTTCTTAGACGACTATCAATTCGAGCGAATCTGGAACGCTCCGCAATTGTACTTGCCAAAACTCAGCGAGTTCCAGTGTGTCCTCACGCCGGACTTCTCGCTCTACCTTGATATGCCAAGAGCAATGAAAATCTGGAACGTGTATCGGTCCCGGCTGATAGGCCAGATGCTTCAGGATATTGGAGTCAAGGTCATTCCGACGTTGCAGTGGGCCGAGAAGGCCACGTACCGGTTCGTGTTCGATGGACTCCGCTCGGGCGGCACCGTTGCAGTGAGCACCGTCGGTGTCATGCGCGACCCGGAGGCTTTGGAGCTGTGGCAAAACGGCATGAAAGAAGCCATGAAACGGGTCAAACCGAAAACCATCTTGCTTTACGGAACAGATAACGTCGACTTTGACTTCGAAGACGTTGAGGTAAAGTTCTTTGAAAGCAGAAAATTTGTCAAGTAAGGATATGGTATAATGGGTGGTAGAGGGTCCAAAGGCGCCAAGTCTATGGCTACACCGGAGAAGAAAATCGCGTACCGCTCTGCATCGACGGATTTTCTTGCGGATAAAACGGTTTCTTGGACCGGAGAAGAAATCGACCTTAGCAAGCATCCATTGAGGTATGGAAAGAACGACCCGAACGTCTCGAAAAACGACAGGCTTATCATCGACGATTTCGAAGTCAGTGACCACGTTCGTTCGGCGGGTTTTGAAAGAATCCTGTTCACGAATGGCAACGGCATGATAACGGGGACCGCAGATGGCGATTCCGGAAGCGTTGGAATCGAAGAGGATGTGGTCAAGGCGTCTTTGATGATGACACACAGTCATCCTCGTTCAGAGGGTGCGGTTCTTGGGGGGACGTTCAGCGATGCGGACCTCAACAACTTCCTTGATGTCGGGAACCTCAAAACGATGAGGGCTACAGCCGGGGAGGGTACGTACAGCATAAGCCGACTGAAGAACTTCGATGTTGAGGGATTTCGGCAATACGCTTTAAACGAGCATTCGAGGCTGTTCAAACCTTATTATGAATACGCAAAGGAAACCGAACTGAAGTACACTAAAGGTGAAATATCCTATAAGACTTACCTGAATCGGTTGATAAAGAAGTTTAACAGGACACAGGTTGCTTTTCACAACCACCTTCTTGCTGGCCAAGAGCAATACGGATACTTTTATACACTTGAAAGGATTAAGAACTCATGACCAAGAAAAAAGAGCCCGCAAAGAAACCCGCGCCGAAGAAAAAAGTATATTTTGATGGGGGAGCCAGAACGGGAATTATCCCTCCGAAACCGGCAAAGGGACAGAAAACAAAAAAGAAATAACACAAGACCGGCGGCCGATACAACGACCGCCGGTTTTGTCAAAAAAGAAGGTGTGCTATAATGGGCGGTAGAGGAAGCAAGGGTGCCAAATCTATGGCTACACCGAGGAAGAAAAATCGCGCAAAGTCTGAACAAGACAATCTTCCGACCGACAGATTGACATATGGGGAGAAAGACCCGCACATTGACAGTGGAACCAGAGCAGTAATTGAGGAGTTTGAAAATCAGCGTCGTAGCGCGAAAATCGAATATAATATGAGCGTTGACAGTAAGGGCATAAGAAGAGACATGAACAAGGGCGGTCGAACGTCTTGCTCGGTGTCTCGGTACTGGCTTGATAATTGCGTGTCTCATACGCACAATCATCCGCTTGGTTTGGTGGCTAACGGATATGATATTCGGTATGAACTTGGCGGTACGTTCTCGGTCGCTGACTTGAAGAACTTTTTCACAACAAATTGCCCGAATTATCGCGCCACGGCCGCCGAGGGAACTTATAGCATTTCCAAGTTGCCGAACACAGATGGCGGGGGTGCGTTGCTGGCATACCAAAGAGCGCAAAAGGCTATTATCGGCGCCAACAAAGCGAGAGTCGACAAGCTCAATGAAAAGTTTTTACAAAGCGATGGAGCAATGCGGTACGAGGACTACTTAACGGAACACGCCAAAATATGGTCGACGGCGCTTATCGAAATGCACAACTGGCTTTTGAATAATCAAAGCAAATATAATTATTACTATACGCTGGAAAGGGCATGAACATGGCTACCACAAAAAAGCAGACAAAGAAAGCAAAACCTAGTTCCAAAAAAACCATGAGTGACTGCGGAGGGGTGAAACCTCCGAAACCGTTGCCAAACAAAAGGCCGAAGAAAAAGAGCTCCTGACGGGGCTCTTTTTTTGTGCTCGGGATTGGCTCTCGGCAGTGTAGTCGCGGCTGGTGGATGGGCTCGAAAAAAGCGCATAATCATGGGGTTTTTATCTATATTTAAATCAAAAGGTGTGATATAATAATGGGTGGACGAGGTACAGCGTTTAGACCGCCTAGCAGAAGGGGCGGAGGCAGAGGACCGAGCTTTCCGAAAAACGGCGTCGCGGCCCCGATTCAGACGTTGAGAGAGGTGCTCTCCGGGAAGGGGAAACCGAAATCAATCACTGAGGCGGCCCGGAGGGCAAACCCGAGCTATGACATTTTCAACGACGCGTACTCTATGAACTGTCAGAGATGTGTTGTTGCTTATGAGCTTCTCAGACGAGGCTACAATGTCGAGGCAATGCCGACGTACGCGAACGACAAATGGCCACAGGTCCCGTACATGAGAGACCATGTAATGTGGGGCAGATGGATGGGCGCTTTCCGAAACGCTCAGCCGATTCACGTTGGCGCTCGTGGCAACTGGAACAAAACGATGGATAACATCGCAAAACAGATGCGCGGCTGGGGAAATGGTTCTCGCGCAGTCATCGAAGTGTTCTACTCCGGCGGCGGCGGTCACGTGTTTAACGTGGAAAACGTCAACGGCCGGATTCAATTCATTGAAGCTCAGGCCGGTCAGGCGGCGAAAGATATGACCAGACTTTCTCAGACAGCAAATGTTCAAAGTATCAACCTTGTCCGTACAGACAATCTCAGAATTTCTGACAGAGCGAAAGAGTTTGTAACAAAAACAAGGAAGAGGTAACATTCTATGACGTTCGAAGACGCAAAGAAAGCCGCGCTTGAAATCAAGCCGAACATCGACAACTTCAAAGAAATGAGCGACGCATTCATCTTTGGCTCGACTGAAGATGCCGGGAAGCTCGGACCCGGTCCGGTCGTAATCATGAAGGAAAACGGTCAAGCAATCAGCATGGCTGTTTACTGCATGTTGGACGGGCCGATTGAGGTAGTTCAACCGTTACAAAAATTTGATGGGACCCTGATTGAAACAGAGGGGTAAAACTTAATAGGAGGGCTCGGAATGGGCGGACGCGGTGCCAGAGGCGCGAGGACCATGCCAAACGGCAGTGGAAAAAGACCTGACAAAAAGAAGGTTAAGGCGAAAGTCCACGAGCCTACACTTCGAGAAGCTCTTGGCAAGAAGGGTGAGCCGATTGACGTCGAGACTGCATCCAAACTTGCAAACCCGAATTACAAGGGAGTGCGCGGGGACCCGTACACTCTCAATTGCCAGCGTTGCGTTGCGGCGTACGAGATGAGGCGCCGGGGATACGATGTCGAAGCGTTGCCAAATGCTGATAGCACTTGGAATGCGAGGACGTGGGTCGGGCTGAAATACCGCGAACGGTACGGCCAATGGATGGGCGCGTTCAGGCACGCGAGCCCAATGGCTGTTGGGTCGAACACGTGGGCCGGGGTGCTATCCAACGTAGACCACAAAATGAAAGAGTTCGGTTCCGGTTCTCGTGCTGTTCTGACCGTAACCACAAAGAGCGGAAACGGTCACGTGTTCAACGTGGAAAACGTCAACGGAAGAACCACGTATATTGAAGCGCAAAGCGGAAAAATATATCAGGATATGTCGCTCATGAGAGCACTACTCAGATACAACGACGTTACTTTGACGAGAACAGACAACTTGAGAGTTTCTGACAGAATGAAGCATTTTGTGAAACACAAATGATAACCGAAAAGGGGGAGCACTATGACGTTTGAAGAAGCAAAAAGCATTTATGAAAAAGACGGCGGGAAGCCGGTCATCTTTTGCGAACTTGAACGCGCGTTCCTTTTTGAAGACGAGTGCAACGGCGACACGATTGAGGACGGCCCGTGGGCTGTTATAAAGGCGACTGGGGAGTGCGTACCGGCCTTTTCTTATTTCGCAAGCCTGAAGGTGGAGGACCCATTTGTCAAACCGTGGCAAGACTTTGAGGGCAACATCATCGAGGACGAGGCTGAATGACCAAAACACAAGAGAATAGAGAAGGCCGCTGGGTCACAATCAAGGGCCACCACATCTTTATTGCTGAGGGTGAGTCTGTTGAGACCGCGCTGAGCAAACTTCCCGGCCGCACAAAGACGGACCGGGATAGCAAGGAAGCGCCAAAGGTGGTATCTGGACCGAAAGGCGCCAAGGACTACATCGCACGGTACATCGAAGCACACCCGGAAATCGAAAAGGAAGCAAAGAAGTACAGAGACGTCCTCCAGAAGGTCAAGAACTTCGAGAAGGAAAACCCCGGGGCTCCGGATGGGACATACAGCGCAACGACCGGAAAGATGGTTGCGGACCTCCCACGGTATTGCGTGACGTTTCACCAGAACCTCAAAGAGAACGACCCGTTCGGCGGGTATACCGATGACGACTATGCCAAAATGTGCGCTATTGCGGCCAGAGAGCTCGGCTCAAAAGACGTGTACATCGGCTATTTTGGAAACCCTGAAGTATCGTTTTCTTGCAACGACAAGAAGAAGGCGATTGCATTCATGAAAGAGCACAATCAGTATTCGATTTATGACAGCGCGGCTGAACGGGAAATCAAGAACCCGGATTACGACCGGAAACACAATCCGATTAAAGGCCGGTAAGGAGACTATTCATGGTAAGCAAAGGGAATATGAACAAGGCGGTCAACGCTTATACAAAGAACCCGATATGGAAAGCCTATTATGACGGCGCCCCGTCGGAGACGTGTAAGGAGTTCATCGCACTGGAGTTCTGCTACAGTCTGGACATCGACGCGGATGCGGCCCTGAAACAGAGCAAGGCACTGGAGTCGAAGCTGTCCAAGGAAGACTGGGGACACTTGTATAAGTACGCCGGGAACACACCGTTCGCGGCAAAGTGCAAAAAGAACATGAAATAACAGAACGGGCCTGTTACCAAAAAGGTGGTGGGTCTTTTCTTTTGTCGAGGAGATAATCGGATGGAAAAGAAGAAAGACCTGAAGGGTCGCTGAGAAAGAAGTGGGAGTCGTACAACAAGAAGGCTACAGGCGGGCGTAAGTCCTAATGTATTATTGACGCGGAGTCGAGGAAGGGTGCCTCAACCGGGTTCATTCCCCGGATTATGTCGGTTCGAGTCCGGCCTCCGCAACCATTCCCGATTGGCCTTGGGAGCCCCGTATTATCCAAACTCCGTCGAGAAGTAGTTGAACGGGCGGGCACGGTGATGATACGGGGCACGTGGAAACTTAGTTCAATGGTAGAACGGATGGCTGTTAACCATTTAATGAAAGTTCAATTCTTTCAGTTTCCGCCAAACAGATGGACGGGAGTACCTGACCCACCGATAAGGGTTTTGCGAAACCGTCCAACTTTTTGCCGTCGTGGCTCAACGGCAGAGCGGCCGCCTTGTAAGCGGCGGGGTGAAGGTTCAAATCCTTCCGACGGCTCCAATGTGAAATTCAACCCGTCCAAATATCCGGACAAGATTCTGACCAGCCCTTCCGGAGGCACGGCCGTCACAGGCGGCTTTCCCCTAGTACATGGAGGCCAGAGCTTCCCGCGCAGTTCCGCGCGCGTAATCGCGGAGCAACATGCCACGTATGAGTAAACATCGGTGTTATACCGTCGGGCCCATACCCCGGACGTGGCGCCAGTCTTTGTATGGCGCGGACAAGCGCGTGCGTGTATGCGTACGGCCCCGTCGTCATGCAAAGCGCCAGCGATGGCGTGTAATATATCGTGGCCTGAAAAGGACCAATTCCGGCGGGCGATACAGTCCCGGCCGGTACGGTCTCGAGTAGGGCTGTATGACTCTTTCGTCTAGTCCGGTCAGGACACAAGGTTTTCATCCTTGTAACGTGGGTTCAAATCCCGCAAGAGTCACCAATGGGGATATGAGTAAGTCAGAACGTGAAAGCACACGGGAAGCTATGACTGAAGAAAAAACGCGGGCTCATACGAGTCGCCTACCAGTAGAAGGACAGAGGGCGACGCTAATTGAGGTGGAAGTCAGGCCGTGTATGTTTGCGGACTACACGCACGTTACAGCCGTGACCGCTTCGGCGGTATGACATAGGTCTATCGTTCAATGGTCAGGACGCGTGGCTTTGACCCACGAGACATAGGTTCGAGTCCTATTGGACCTACCAATTAAAGAAAATGGCCGTTTCCTTTAATAAGGAGGCGGTCGTTTTCGCGTAATTAAAGCAGTCTTTAAGAAACGAAAAGAGCCGTTTCCGTATCTTACGGAGGCGGCTTTTTTGCGTAACAAACACAATTGCATACTGAGAGGGCTTATGGAATACAAGAGCTTTTATAAGACCGTCGGTGGCAACGAGGGAAACCTTTGCCACTATCCAACGAGACTGGACACGTACGGGTGCGGATGTCAGCACGACTGCTCATACTGCTATGCAAAGGGCTTGCTTAGTTTCCGCAAGCTGTGGAACGCCGAGGAGCCGAGCATCGCGGACATCAACAAGATCGGAAGAGCG